CTCAGCAATTTGGTGTCATGGGCGGCATGGCATCATCTGTTGCCGGTACGTTGGGGCCAATCGGCATGGTGGCGGGCGCTGGTGTCGTTGCATTGGGTGCTCTCGGTGCTGCCTCCACACAAGCCGCTATGAAATGGGAGGACATGAAGACCTCCATTGGTCGCACAACTGGTCTGGACGGCAGCAACCTGCAAGATCTCATGGACCAACTTCAGGGTCTGCGAATGGAATTCGGCATCACCGGACAAGCTGCCTCCGACATGGTAGAGCAAGCAGGCTCTATCGGAGTCGGCCAGAAGAAGATGGAAACTGGCGATCTGAAAGGCTATAAGCAGGAGATCCTGGATTTTACCAAGGCCACCGCAATCCTGCAAGGTGCATGGGGCATGTCAGCCGAAGCTACCTCTTCAGGCATCGGCAAGATGGGCTCGGTCACGCTAGGATCATGGAATATCCAACGAAAGGCGCGTGGCGAAGAAGAGATGTCGTGGGCGGATTATGCGTACAAGGTGGGCGGAGTAACCGATAACCTAGCCAATGCTATGGGCTCTTCGGAAGAGGAAATAGTCACTGCTATGAAGAATAGCAGCGGAGCTATCGCCAAATGGGCACCCGATGAGAAGACCTATGGCAAATGGGAAGCTATGGCTTCCTTCCTCATTGATACCGGCGCGAGTGTAGGTGAGGCGGGCACACAAATCGAACGCGTCTCTCAAAAGATGTCCCAAAACAGCGATGATGTGGCAAAGTTGATGGGCGTTGATCAGGCAACCCTTTCTACTAGCCTTAAAGCAGATTTCATGGGCACCATCCAATCCCTGGGGCAAGCAGTCGCTGCAATGCCAGAAGGCAGTCGCCCCGATCTGTTCAAGATGTTTGGCCTGGAAGGTGCCAGCATGATCGATAAGGTGGTAGCCGATATCACCGCGGGCACTGGCAAGTTACAGGGAGCATTCGATCTAGCCGCAAAACCTGGGAATGTGGCCAAGGGTTATGAGAATGTAGCTGATAATGCCAGTAAGCAGTTTGCCCGGATAGGCGAAGCCTTCCAGGTGAGCTTGGAGAAGATCGGTGGCCAATTGTTGCCCATCGTGACCGATATCGCCAGTGGCATAGCGGATGCCTGGATAGCTGCTAATGAGAAAGGTACAGCGCTATTCGCAAAAGCGACCGCTGCCGATTCCAAGTATAAAAATACGGACATAGTGGCGGCAGCTAAAGACTTCCTTGGAATTGAAAAACTACCCGCGAATGAGATCACCTCCGCCGAAATGGGCAGGCAAACCGCTTCCACATACACCAATTTTGTCAATGCTGGCATAAAGGCTGGAAACTTTGATCCGGTCACTGGCAAGATGAAATCGGTAGGCACCGAAGCTGGAAAGGCCGCGGGGGGTGTTTTTGGCGAAGTCTTCATGGCGGCCATGAAGGACAACAAGGTATCTGAAGCGATCGGATCACTCATCTATGATTCTGCCGGAAATAAGCAGATGTCGGACAAGGAAGCACTTGTGGGCAGAACCATCCAAGTTCTCGATAGAGACACCAAATCCAAGACATACGGCCAGATGATCGATTACCAAACGGGCGGCATAAATTCCCAATCCACCCCAGGCAGTCTCACCGAAAATATCAAGAAACTTGATACATTTTTTGGTGACTACACCATCCAGAAATATACTAGAAACAAAAAATCCACATGGGGCAGTGGCACTGTATCCGCGTTGGACGAATCTGGCGAGGTCATCAAGGCGATAAACTGGCAAGAGGCACGTGGTGAAAACGAGCGCGGATTCGCGAAAATGTCCAAGCAACTTGAGGATTCACTCAAGCCGGTATTTTTGGATATGCCCAAGTGGATGTCTCTCAAAAAAGGAGAGATGTCCAGCACGTTAGCTGGCATAATTTCAGATGGCATGATCGAGGGATTTGAGAAAGATGACATCGGGGCGGCTATCAAGAAACTTGAAGATCTGAAGGTCAAAATCGGTCCGGAATTTGACAAGGCGGGCTTCGACGATCTCCTAAATGATTATAAAGATACTTATCTTGGAATAAAACTGAAACTGGATACGGGCGAAATCGAAACCAACCTCGATCTATGGCTAGAATCGAAGGGCGATCTATATCTTAAGATGCGATCCGCCGCCAAAATCGAGCCGATGAAGGCGGATGAAACCAGATTACAAGAGCATTTGGTTGCCCTCCAAGAACGATCTGATGCGGGAGATAAAAACGCCGCTCGCGTTCTGGAATTGGTAGGAATCGCTGAAGATAAGATAACCAAAGGCGAACCGGGTATGTTAGGGAGCTTGGTTAAAATCCAAGAAGAATTGTCCCGAAAAGATCCTGAACTTCTTAATCTGGTAGCCTGGCAAGAACGCATGTTTACCGCCGATGCAGAGCTTAAAGGCGGTGTGGTGATCGTTGGTGATAGAGTATCTATCGTTAGTACCGATGTCAAAACCGGAACTACCACGCTCAAGGAAGCAAGTTTTGCGGATAGTAGCCGAATAATAGAGGCCATAAACGCAAAAAGCTTTAACAATATTTCCAATATAACAAACAATTGGACATCATCTCCGAGCATGGGCGCAGATGTATATAGAGCATCTCAATTTGGCGCAAATGGGGTTGCATTAGGCGGAAAGCAAGTCTCAGATTGGAGTAACTGGCAAGCACCATTAGTGACTCCAGGATCTGTTCAGCCAGTAACTTCCAAACATAGTTTGCTTAATGCGATCCTGAGCAAAAACTATGAGGTTCCACAACTCGCCAAAGGTGCTATCGTAAAACACACGCCGGGAGGTACCATTGCCAATATAGGAGAAGCTGGAAAAGACGAGATTGTCGTCCCGATGGATGGCCTGCCATGCATTTTGCCATTAGTTCCTGAAAATTTGGCATTATACAATCAGGATACGTTTTCCGCCAGAGGCCAAACATACGATGCTCATGACATGGGCTACAATATGCAGGCATTGTCCGGTTCATTCAAGACCCTAAACGAGTGCATCCAACCATTAGACCACGGGTTCTTTGAGTCGCATGGATTCTATAACCAAGATCCTGGTATATTTGTAACCAAGTTGGGGCCGGAATTGGGCAAACTTGGAGTCAATGTCGCTACCGTAAATGCCCAATACCAGCAACAGATACCTATCCAGCAACAGCAGATAGTTACTCAGCAGCAACTTATACCAGCCACGGTTGCTTTAGATGACTCATTTACATATGTATCTGATATGTGGTGGAATGCAGACACTAATAATCGATGGACGATAAAGGGTGGTGCGGATAGTTACCAGTCATCCGCCAAACGAGGCCAAGCAAACGTCGTCATCTCACCGGAGGCAATAGCGGCGATCAAGGTTAACCCATTCACCGGCCAATCCTCATGGGACAAGTATGGCATGGATGCCAGGATCAATGCCTTCGTTGCTCAATCCAACGCGGCCCGTGGCATATCCGCCGTTATGCCTTCTGGGCCGCATACAGAACCTCAATGGGCCATAGATGCAAGCAAAGGCATCATTACCAAGCAGTCCCATGGCGTCCTTAACCCATTGGCCATAGAAAGGGACAGTTTAACGGCGGTAAATACTGTCAGAGTTCGATATGCTGATCTAGTAGGCACGGAACTTAGAAACACCTTGATTCTATCAGATGCCGCTATCAATGCGTCTGCCGCGAGTGGGCAATATTGCGAAGCCATGAGCCAACAGGGCATCATGATAGAAGAGACCGCAAGAAAGGCAGAGAAAAATGGGCAATTCTTCAAGTCCTACATCGGACCCACCAAGGATTATGAAGCCGCCAAGGCTTACTTCGCAAGCGAAACGGTGCCGGCCATAAAGGATAATACCAAGACACTAGATTACTTTGGCAACCGAATAACAACCTTGGATGGTACTGTAGCAAACTTAGACACTACTCTTAAAACTGTTGCTCCCAGCAAGCAAACGAGTGATCTACTCACGGGCGGGGCAACCATGGAACCATTGACTTGGAGTCTTTCCGAATTCGATGGCATCATAGCATCCGCCGAAAGTGGTCTATCCTCGTGCATCGATAGCATGACGACATGGGCCAAGTATCAAGAATCGATATTGGCCATGCCCGTGGATATAGGCGGTAAGGGCTTTTTCAGGGAAGAATCGCTTGGTGGATATGAAGACATATATCCTTCTTGGGGGCCTTGGGCAACAGCGGCGCAGAAGGAAGGCATACCAGGCCCTTGGGGGCAAGGTGGAGCGGAAAAGCAAGCCGGGACGATAACAGGTCCGGATGGTATAACCAAAGCTCTAAATGGTTCTGAATTGGCCAAATATGCGGCACAAGCAGTTCCCTATGGCAAAGATACCGCGAAAAATACTGATAAAATGAGTTCTCAGATCAAAGACCTGAATGGCAACCTAATAGCCGTGCAAACTGCCAATGGGCAGATCTATTCCGACTTGATGACGGGCGGTGCATATGGCATGGGAGGCGGAGCATGGGGGGCATTTAGATCTAGGTACGGCGGCTCTTATGGATCGTTCTTTGGGGGATGGTCTGGTGGCGGGGTAGGTACTGGATCAACCAGACCGGGGGGCAATGTTTCTTGGGGCGGAACGCATGCCGTCGAAGTAGCCTCGTCCGGGTGGAGCAGTCCTGGTATCCAGTATGCCGAAGGCGGTATATCTTATGGCGAAACCGGTATCTCACCGGGTGGAAATATATTTGCAGAAAAGCCCGGCTTGGTTGAAGCATTTGTCCCCATTTCCGATCGTGCGGCAGGCCTCCGCATTTTGCCCCAAGTCATGAGGGAACTTGGTATCAGGCAGTTTGCCAAAGGAGGGTTCGCGGGTGGTTCTAATGCGACTGCTGCAATCGGTTCTCCAATCACCATCAACATGCCTCTGAACGTTTCTGGTTCAAGTAAGGCAGAAATCATGCCATTGTTGACCGCCCACAAGAAAGCCATCATGAAAGAACTCCCGCAGAAGATCTATGAGGCCCTAAAGCGATGAAGATCGATGTCAAGACAGAAAGCGGCAATGTCCTCAGAGATATTGAGTGTGGGTGGGATCTTTCCCGCCCAAAGACACTCAACCGACTCGATGCCAGGGAACTGAAGTTGACGGTTGATCGGCGTGTGCCTATCAACCAATACAATCTCATCACGGCAACCGATGATGGCATGGTTAAAGCCCGTTGCTACGCTGAGTCGAACGATATCGATATAGAGAACGATAGCAAGACTACCTGGGCCTGTCCAGGAGTTGAAGGCCTTCTAAATACGCGATTTGCGCCGGATTATTTCTACCCAATGGATGATGTGGATTTTGGCAAGCTCTTCGCCGACACCCTGACCAATGGAGTCGTCCCTGGCCTGATCGCAATTGCCAACAGTATTCCTCCCAGGAGCCTGCCCTACACCATCTATGATGCCACCAGAAGCATTATCAAGCTTGCTGGATATGGGAAGACGTCCTTTTGGGGCACCAGGAACCTATTCATCGGCGAAAATGCTGGCGCAAAGCAGCTAACCGACAGTATAACATTGGCAGCACTGACTTATACAGAATGCGGGTTCTTCAGAGACGATGATGATATCTACATCAGAATCGAGGATCTACGGTCAAATGGCTGGTATTTGCTAGGCGGGCTGCTGATAGAAAATGCCTACGATACCACGGTACGATTAGGAGAGGTTGCGGATTCCACCCAGACCCTGAACGGTGACCTGGAAACATCCCTGGACGAAATGGGAGATCTGATAGCTGATTGTATCTACAGCAGCGGGTTTTTCCTTCGCATACGAGATGATGCCAATTACACCTACATAGACATCATGAAAACTGATGGCCGGGGCAGCGAACGAGGCCTCTATACCATCCGAGAGGGGGAAACTGGATTCTGTAGCATCGGAAAGTCCACTGCAAGCGATCCCAAGGTACACGGCATCGTTGGAATCGGCATGGGTGGAAATTATTATGGCAAGGAAGACACCACATATACCGGACTGAGAGCATATGAGAAATTTGAGGTCGAGAATGGATTCCGGGACGATTTGGGCATACTGATTTCAAAAATCGATACTCTTTTCGCAGCCCGACAGATCGATTCCAAATACAATATTGGATCAAACAAAATTTTCCAGATGTATCCGGGGGATTACATCAAGTTCTACCCCAAAGATGCTCCGCCTCTGGTATTATCCAGCTTCTCGATTGAAGAATCTTCTTCTGGTGTTACATCATTCGAATTGGGCGCAAAGACCATAGATTTTGTAGATGTTGAAGATGCCAGGAATAGTTTTCCTAGGGGATTTACAGACAAGTATCTCCGAGACCTGAATGATGCCGTATCCAAGACAGGCACTTTCTATCTATCCGATCCAGAACATAAAGCAGACGCATGTGAATTGGAATATTATGTCCCGCCCGGCATAACAGATACTAAGAACAACCCCAGAGTGACACTTTCAATCAGCCTTTCTAAACTGGATAGCATCGAAAATTGGGAATCACCACACGATTATGTGGCAGGTGATGAGGTCTACCAGGAGAAAGATGATGATATCAGGCTATACAGATGCATTTTAGCGCATGCTGCGATCACAAGCAGGAAGCCGGGACATGGAATAAATTGGGAGACCTATTGGGTAGATGCATTTGGCGTGAAAGATATTGAATTTGGCCGGTGCGCCGTGGAGATGACAATCGAGGCTACCATCGGAGAAGCCTTGACTCCCACCGTATACGAAGTTCCTGAGGCGAGCTTTGTAGCTCGATGTATAGGCAGTGGAAGCCTGCCGGAAATAGATATCACCAAATATCTAGCAGCCAATGAGACCAATACCGTGAAACTGTGGGTACACATGGAAAAGGAATATGCAGAAGTTCATACCGAATTTGCAGACCATCCAGAGCTATCGGTTTCCGCCAACATGAAATTCTATAAGAGGCTATCGATATGAGCGATATCGCATATGTTTCTATTCATGGCCTGGTAATATATCCACTGGTAGATTGGGATGACACGCCTGCCCCTTCTGGATCGGGCCGTAAAATAGACAACTTCTCAGTCTCTGGCATGGATCGGGCCACGATACAGGAAAGCGGGTGGGAGCCAGAGACTTATACCTTCCAGATTGCCTCGATAACCAGAGCCGATGTCGAGCGTGCCAGAAAAGAGTTCAACACGGCACCACCCGGCGCGGAGTTCTGCCCATTCAATGAAGACCAAGTATCCTATATCGAATATGCACATGCTGCACCAACCAAGAGCACGATAATAAAAGACGGCCAAATCTATTATAGTGATGTCAAGGTCGTCTGTGGCAATGGGAAGCTCTATGGCACAGAGCAGGGTATCAAGTATGCCAGGGATGTTAGCCTTCCAGTGCCGGCCACGATCGAGAATACGGGCTCTCATGAATCTGGATTGGATCAGATATTAGCATCCGGCGGATATGTTGCAGGAGTATACACTGGAGGCCTCGGCTATTCGATAGACGATGAAGAAGTTTTGCTATGCGCCGCCATGATGAGAGGAGATCGGTTTGTCTTGGATCGTTTCGGGAATTGCCGTCATTCATACGAAACGAAATTCCCAAAAACGTATGCTCAGCATCAGATAGACCTCCGAGGCAACACGTTTTTTGATTATGGTACGGGGGGGTCACTGGCTTACCAAGCCCTGCGGTTGGGGGCAAATGCCAAATTGATGGTGCCTTTTCATGGTCCGTTGCTGCTCTCTTCAGTTCCATATATGGAAGTTGATGTATCTGATATCATTGGTGCTCCTGCTATTGATATTGCCTATGCATCTGATCTTTCGGACATCGCTGCTATAGATAGTGATCCATTGGTAGTGGGGAAGAATGAGATATATTTTCCCAATGAGGCCATTGGGGCAACCTTTGTTTCTGTTGGCATAACCACGGGAGCAACAGACGGCGTGACCATATCCAAATTTAGGGCACAAGTTGATAGATACATTTCTAAGAATTATATTCCTGTAATAGATCCTGATGATACTGCAACGCTAACCATTTTTGATGAAGAAGGCTCCAATCATCTGTTGACCTACTTGCAGGCCACATATCGCGATATTGTTTGAGGTTTTCATGACAGCTCCAATTGAAAAATATGTAACAATAGGAACGGCGGTGCCGTTATTGCAACGTGGCCAATGGCTAACAGCAGAAGATTATGCCGTAGGTGATACGGTCTATAATTTAGGGGCATCATTTACATGCAAGGCGCAGCACGCGTCTTCCGCCGCCAATATGCCGGATTTGGCTGCAACCGGGGACGCAGGCGGCATTATTCTAAGCGAAAAGGTCAACGAAGAGCCAAATGGCGTATTGACCACGTTCACTGTAGATAACGTTTTTGCAGACGGGAACGAGATCGTCACCATCAATGGACTTGTCCAAACAAGAACAACTGATTATACCACGGTTGGCGCATCGAAACAAATCATTTTCACCGACTTATTGCCAGCAGGAACGAAAATTCTAGTTTCATATATAGTTACCTCTACATATGCACTTGCTGTAATTCCCTCTGCTTATTGGGAAATATTTTGCGCAGGTACACAAGGACAACGAGGCTCCTCTGGCAGTCCTGGCACCCTGACTCAGAAAGGCACATGGATTACTGCAACCTATTATGCTCTCAATGATATCGTACAGCATGCCGAAAGCGGCCACGGCATAGGATCTTGGATTTGCACATCGGGACATACATCGGGAGCCACCACTGAGCCGGTTGTTGGGGCTACATATACCACTGCATGGGCACCGCATGCCACGGGCGGTGAGGACGGCACGGGAACCGGCACCCTGACCAAGAGCGGTTCTGCAGTTGCAGACCAACTATGTGCATGGGCAGATACCGGCGTGGCCGTGAAGGGAGCAGGTACTCCGGTAACCGTGGTAAATGCGGTTCTTGTTGCGGAAACCGCAAGCACTACAGCACCAGTCGGTACTACTGATCACCTGATTGTGTCGGAAAACGGCACCATGAAGAGGAAGACGGCGGATTCTTTTGCTAAAAAATACATATCAGTAACACTCAAAGCCGGATCTTGGATAGCCACCACGACCGGTGGATGCATAATAGCTACGCAAGTTGAATTTGCTACCAGTCTATTAAATATTTTATCTCTTGGATTCGTCCATACTTCCCAAAAATATGCAACAAATGATCTGGAACTTCCGGAGGGATATGATCTTCAGCCACTATACGCATATGTGACATATTATAGCACCGGAACCACAAGCAACGGCGTTAGATTCGGCATTCAGGGAATGGCAGTAAGAGACGGCGATTCATTTGTCACGACTGCGTGGGGCACGGCGGCAGAGGTCACCGATGCTGCTAATGGCACGGCCAACACGAGGCTTAGAACTGCGATAATCGGTCCATTTACATTGGGCGGCACGCCAGTGGCCGGGTCCACCTGCGCACTGCGGTTGTATCGCAATCCAACGCATGCCACCGATCTACTAGATGAGACGATCTATGTCCTGGCTGTAAAAGTGAAAATCGGTATCAACAAGCACTCGGAGTAGATCATGCCATACTTTCCAGTAACTCCCGTTTTGGTTCCGATAACCGTAACGAGTAAATGGACCGACATCGATCTCAATCTATATGCGACTTTGCCCTCCGCGGGAGTGACCGGCGTTGCCTTGCAGGTCGTGGCAAATAATGCTGTTTTTGGTTGTCGTGCTAAGGGCAGCACGATCGCAATAAAAAGCACCAGCAATCCAGCGAGGATGTTTGGTGCATGGTGCGGCGTAGATGTCAATGATGCATTCCAGATTTATGCATCGAGCAAAACGGCAATAAAAGTCTATGTTGTCGGTTACATGACGGCAGGATTCACCTTCTTGGCTGCTGAAATAAACGTATCCGCCGATACATATGATGCATGGGCGGATGTCGATTGTACTACGCATGTCCCGACCACCGCAATTGCATTGATATTCATAGTGAAAAGCATCAGCTCTGGCTCGGACCTATTATTTGGAATCCGAGACGATGGAAGCACGGACGATCTGAAAGCAGAGATCAGAGGAGGGTCTTGTCATCTCGCGGTGATGAAATGCACGGATAGAAAATGCGAACAGTATGCAGATTCCGGTTACGTGGGTCTATATCTGATAGGATACATCGAAGGCGAGAGTCTAGGCACTTTCCTCAGAGACAAAGCGACCAATGATTATTCTCTCGCGGGAGTGAGTGCCTACACCGATCTTACTGCTTTGCCGGTCGGAGCAAAGGTCGGCCTGTTTGAGGTCATGGATGATGGTACTGCCACTGCATACAGTTATGCCCTGCGAAAAAATGGAGGGGCAATCGATGAATATCACGATAGTCAGCACTGCTTCATTTCGGTGGAGGCAGATGCTAATGGCATCGTCGAGGGCAAGATTGAAAATCTGATTACCAATTTCTATCTAGTGGGCTGGTTCGCCGGGAATGCACAGACACCCCATTGCAACGTGGGTATGGGAGATTATCAGGTAATTTGAGGAGATGTTATGAAATTTATTATTATTCTATTATCACTGGCGCTGCTTATAAGCGGCGTGGGTGCCGTAAAACTGGATGCGTCGACGCAAATCGATTGGTCCGAATTTGCAGGCGGTCCGATCAACATTACTTACAATTGGACCGATCATGTTTATACCCAGATCCATGACGTAGTAAATGGCACGGCGAAGCAGGACGCGGTGACATATTCGCAACTTTTGCAACCGGGTGGAAACGTATCCTACAGTGGATATGTTCAATCCGGCCAACTCGCTCCGCAAACATCGTCCAGAGTGTTCCTGTTCACGGTGCCTTGGTTGGGATTGCAACGAGCCGTGGCACTGCGGGCAGACGGTTGGCCATTATCGATTAGTTCCAGTAATTCAACCGCTATCCAAGCGGCCTTAAACCTCGGAGGAAAAGTAGAATTATGTAATATGTTTGATATATCTACGTCATTGCAATTAAATCATACTGTTGTTCTGGCCGGCAATGGCCCCACCACTGGCGTTCGGGGTTCTGTAAATCCACTGATCAACATATCCGAAATTCCTTCCGTACGTTGGCATATAACTGAAATGGGTATCAATGTGACGGGCACCAATACGGGCGTCGAAGTCTGGACAAATAGTTCCAAGGCGGCGCACGCACCAAACATGTTATACTGGCAGATAGATCATAACGTTCTTACATCAGAAGCGGGTACCGGCACACTCATTCATTTGAGTGCATTGGAAGGTATCGATATAAGTCATAATATGTTGATGGGGCCGAACGATGCCCGTAACAACCCGTCAAATACCGCAGTCGGGATTCGCGCCGAGCTGTTAAATGCGTTTTCATATTATGGGAATTGTGGGTGGGCCAATAACTATTTTGTTAGTTTACACCACGGAATCTATGCCACTGGTCGCACCGATCGATCTGTCTATGCATACGGGATACGTATCGTAGATTCCACCTTTATATCATGCTATTATGGCATTTTGCTCCAATATATTGACACGCCCACAATAATTGGGTGCATGATCGACAATGATGAATTGCCTGTTAAGCTACATGGATGCAATTCTCCGTCGATAATTGGTAGTTACATAGCGACTCAAGGACAATTTATGGGGGTCGCGTTATGGGTACGAGGAGAGGGGTTGCCATTGACCGGAGGTAGAATTTCCAATTGTGACATTCGCAATCTGAATGCAACTGCACCGAATTATGCAATGCTTTTTCAGTCGGTTGGTAGTACTGATTATGAAAGGATCAACCGATGGGATATCAACCACAACATGATTGATAATGGAGAGGTTGGTATTTTAGTGTTAGCTACTACTCCAACGGGGTTTTCGGAAAACGCAATTGATTTTAATACCTTTAGAAGTTCGTCCGACTCGAATATTTATTTAACAGCCGGATTAAATAATTCAGTCCGATATAATCGGATGTTTAACACGACTGTGGGTTTACGCGATTTGGCGACCGGGACAATATCAACAGGCAATTATCACAATGGGGTTCCTGAGTAGGTTGCGCGCGTAAGCTACCCCGCGCATCATTTTTATCCAATTTTTTCATGATCAAGCATCAGCTATAAGTAGTATTGGGTCGTACACCCCCATATGCGTAGATCGAAAATGGAAATGAAAATAGATATCCTGCGATTACTTTGCGAAAAGGATGTCACGCAGACGTATCTATCCGAAAAGCTGCAAATAAACCAAAAGACCATCAAGCCGTGCTTGCTTCTTCTGCAAAAGAATGGCCTGATATTCAGAGACTGGCTGAATGTATGCATCACCACCAGAGGCCGGGAGATCGCCGGATTGGCTAAGCAAATAGAGGGGGCGCTCGGGGGCAACCCATGATCATAGAAGCATTCATAGTTGGAATTTTAGCATTGTGTACTTGGTGGCTATTCCTGGCCAGGAATCCTAGGTTGCCTGCATGAAGTATCTCACGGATGGCCTTTCTATCTGGCGAGATATGAGCCTACTTAAGCATCGCTCCGAGCATCCCAGAAATGGTCGAACATCAGATTGTAAGCGAGACAGAACTGAGATCCTGGACTATATAGCGGCCAATGGGCCATGTTCTAGGTTTGATGTAGAGTTATGTTGCTTCCAAGGGAGAAACGCGGTTTTAGGGCATTTGGCGGCCTTACATAAGGCAGGCCAGATAGAAAGATGGCATGATTCTTACCGGGTGGTTGGATGTCCCAAGTCATAATGCTTGAGCAGGATGAGATAGACGAATTTCCATATGTTCAACCCATCCATGCTCAAAAACGGAAAACTCGACCGGCGAAAATACCAATTCCTAGAGCAAAATCGATCGATGGAATTACAGCAGAGGCGATCAGAATCTATCGATGCCTGATGGGAGAGTCATGGGACGCAACCGCACGGGATTTTGGATGTACCAGAAATGCCGTGGTTGACATCGTCTGCGGGAAGTACCACAACGGTAGAAAAAGAGGAGATAAAAAATGCCAATCATAGACCAGATACCAGGGCACGAGGTAGGATGCTCCTGTCCAATATGCGTAGCTGAGCGAAAAATCATGGTATCAAGCAGCCACCCATTGATGCAGCGGGCGGAACCAAAGCCCACGAGCATCCTGATCCCGCGAGAGGAGGCACTTGCCAATGCGAAAGAGGAGCTGCAATTTCATCTATTATGCGCTGGAAAGTGGCGGGCGGAAGTTGAGCGACTTGGTGATATGGAATGAGTCAGAAGAGAGGCGCAAAAGGATTGCGGGCAAGCGATCTGGAAGAAGCGCGAGAGATGAATGCCGAAATGCTGGAATATGAATGCAATCTGCCTTCCTATATGGACATACCGAATAGCAGCGAGGTATATTGCTTATGAGCCTGAAAATATATTCAACCAACGACTGTCCGAGATGCAAGATCCTGAAAGCTGCCTTCCAGGAGGCTCAGATCGCCTATGAGGAGAAAACTCTGGACGCGACGGTGATGGCCCGCGTGCTGTGCGAAACGAATATTTGGGTACAGGCCGCTCCTTTGGTTCTGGTGGGCAGTACCTGGTACTTCCATGATGACTTTTTCGATTCATCGGGAAACCTGTTACCAAAATGGCTTGAAAATATGAAAGGGATCAAGCCGCATAAGGCCGCATTTACAGGCCATGCTACCAACGATACCAAGAGACAAGAATGCTCCAAAATATGGAAGGATGACAAATGCTCGGAATAGTGAAAGACATAATAGAGGATGAGGAGTTCGCGGTGGTCATGATTCAGATTCCAAAACGCAAAGCGGCTAAATTGCGGCCAATGATGGGAAAGAATGTGGTGATATCATGGGTGAATTGAAATTTGACATGGAAAAGGCCAATGAGCTATGCGATCGATACAAGAATTGGAAAGGGGACCCCGAAACGAATCTAGAAGAAGCGGCGTTGCTTTTACCATCTGCGCTGGATCGAATAACAGAGCTGGAAGGCTTGCTATGTGAGGCGGAAGCAATCTCCCTCCACAACTTCCAGCGATACCAGGCGGCGATAGGCGAAGGGCACATAGTAGGATTTGATCGCCGGATAGGCTGGAGCGACCTGCCCGAAGAGCGGCGAACGGCCATTATCGAGGTACATAGGGATATGCTGAAATGCGAGGGCAAGCTATGAGGAAGATGTCCGAGATTATGAGCGAATTTCAGATAGCAGAGACCCTATTTAGGAGAGTATATATCACCCCAGACGCATACGAAAAATACAAGAGAGATACCGCAAATGAGTTATTACAGTCCGCTAAAGAAAAGCAACCTTGGTGGAAGGGATGGCATTGGTGGAGTTGCTTGCCATATTTTTGCTCCTGCTAATTGGGCTATCTACTGGCATGGAGCTATCTGTTTCCGGCAATGCTATTGGGAATGGGACAAATGAAACCATAATAGAGATTGGTAGCGGCAATTGGACCGGGAATGGCACGGTGTGGGTAATTACATGGAGCACTGATCTATATGGAAGAGATGAAAGGCAGATGTAAATATTGTTTCTATAATATAAATCTTCCGAGATGTAAACCAGAAAAGATGATTGCCCTATCAGGAACTTGCCAAGATTGGCGGCTTAGAAAGATGACAGAGGCAGAAAAGGCGAAAGAGGCCACGGTGATGAAGGCGGCCCATAGCATCGATGTAGCTGCTAGAAATGCTAAGAAGGATGTTGCCAGGAAGAAGCGGGGAAAGAAATGACCGATCTGTTTTGCGCCAATTGTGCGAATTTCGTGCAAATGTGCAAGAACTACGATCTGCCTATAATCCCAGAAGATTTTTGCCGTCGGTTGCAGACCAAAACAATCGATCTGGTAAGTGGTGAAGCTGTATATCATGGAAAGTTGCTAGATTGTAATAGCGAAAGACGGCAAGGAAAGACGTTATCTGAGCACGTGTTTGGAGAACGGTTTGATAAATGTGGGAAAAATGGAAAATACTGGAGATCGAAATGAATCCCGATCCTTGGAAGAATACCGCTCTTCGAAATGCCCAGGAGCGATCTGCGATAAATGGCGGCCATTCTATAGGCATTCAGATAGGCAGCGACTTGTACTATTGGGCCGATGAGGTACATACCGACGACTATGGCAAGCTTCATTGGACTTGCCAGTACCCGGATCATGTGCGGAAGGGGGCAAGGGGACCTGAAGGAGAGGTGATAATGAAATATGAGGTTTGACAAGGAGCCGCGACCTATTGCCAAATATTTTTGCAGAGTTTTGTGCAATGGGGAAATAATTTTGCATTCCAGAGAGCCGGTTGTGTGGCATGATAAAAATAAAATATGGTGGATGCTATGATTTGTCCAACCTGTCATCAAGGCTTTAATTCCGAGCAGGGCAAGAGATTTGATACCAGGAACTTCGAGGCTTATCATGATGCATGCTGGCCCTTCATATGTTGCTCGGAATGTGGATATGATGGGAAGGAGAGGTGTTACTGTGGATGACCAAGAACTAATCAAGGCATATATGCATGAGGCTGCCAACGAAACAAGCCCGTTGCCTTGGGGAGCCGAAGCAAGACGAAAGGCTCTAGGCGATGAGCTGATAGCCAGGGGAATTACAGAGTTTAGGTTGCCTGCCTTCCAGAAGCCTTTCAAGGTCCGAGGATCGGATAAGGATGCTTTGAAGATTGCATATAGACAGGTTCCGTTGGGGCAAGAGAGATGAATGGCAGGATGCTGGAGATTATAGAGGACATCCTGGATAGGATTGACAGGATCTGGAACGAGGCCGGTCCCACTGATGAGCATCAGGTTAAGCAGGAATATTATACCATTCCAGCGGAGCCATTGGATGAGATTATGCTGGTGTTGATGCCGGAATTGGTGGAGAGGATTGAGGAGCTTAAGCTAAAATAATATAGGCTGTAATCCAATTACAGCCTCAATTTTCTTGTTCTATCCTCGGAGCCAATGTGAACATGCAGTTGAATCCGTTCCCAAATGGCTCAAAATCCAGTCTAACCGGATAATCCCGCCCAAACCGCATTCTTACCAAGCAATCTTTCGGAATGGATTTTATCATATCCCCAAAATATTCCATTGAGAATATAGATCTGGCATCCTCTTTGTTGGTACTTTCATCGAGCAACGCATTGCGATCTATGGAGTAGTTCATCTTTTGGCCATCGTTCTCGTTTGTTTCGGTCGTGAATACTAAGTGGGTGGCATTGGTCTTGATGGCCATTTGATTGCATCCGGTCGCTTTGATGGTCTTAACGACATCATGTAGTACCAATGCCGGGATCTTCATGTCTATTTCAAAGTCAATGGCCGGTATTTTTGGTTCTTTTCGGATCGCAGAAGGATCTATGATGTGATGAGACAGTTCGACGCATGGGGAAATTTCCGGTATATTGAACTTCCAGCCGCCCAGGAAGTATTGCGGAATATTCCCCTTTTCCAATTGCTCGATTGCCAGCGTCACCGGCTGCGCATATTTGGACTTGAAGCAATTGAGCATTTTCATCGCGTCGGAAACATCGAGCCCAACATCTCGGACGACCGACGACGACTTTTCAAAGTGGACTCCTGATATGGAAACTTCGCACAGGGCAACGTTCGCCGGATCTACTACCGATGCGTAGAAAACGTTTCCTTCATGATTTATTTGCAATTTGACTTCATCTGTCAATGCCGCGAGAATTTCAAAGAACTTTCGCAGCTTCTTCGAATCTATCACGAATATATCCTTTTCCATCTACATCCTCTCCTTCTTCTCTCTTATTGCTTCTTCAATCCACCTGGACCGCTCGCCACTTGCAAGCGTCTCTTTGATCCAAGACAAGATATCCTGATGCAATTGCACCACAATTGGCTTTACTTTCTGGTTATCGGGTTTTGCTTCGACCATTGCATTATCACCACATAGTCATTACACTATGACTATAAATAGTTATCGATGCCTGGTTGCAATAGGCCATCCAAAGAGGGTGATGAGATTGGGGGATAGGCAGGTAGGCAGTCAAAAAAAGATGATATCTCTAGCAATCGTCTTCTTCCGGCGGTCCTCTCGCCGCCTTCTCTTCTTCCCATTCCTTCGCGAAAAGCTCGTGTGACTTTTCTATTCCGAGTTGTAGGAGCCATCTGGTTACCTCACCAAGGCTGCCAAATTGGCACGATGCTACCAACGATTCAATTTCCTTTCGGGTTTCGTCGCTTATTTTGGACGTTATTGTGCTGTTTAGTCTTTCGCTCATGGTTGTATCCTTGCCTTATACGGCATTGAGTATGAAGCACTTCATAGTATTTAAATGTTTCTATGTCCGAGGGTGGGATAGATATTTATAGGATAACTTACTTATCATAAGTTAATGATCGAAAAACAAGCATGCCGAAAATGTGGTTGGGAATGGCTGCCCCGCGTGGATTGGCTCCCGGCCATGTGCCCGAAATGCAAGAGCCGGTATTGGAATGTAGAAAAGAAGGAAGTGCCCGTTGTGGCGGGCATTTGAAGGTGTCAGATATGGACAGATATACAGAGGACTCTGATTCTATTTATGCCTTTTGCTATGAAGGCAATAGGCAGATTGTGACCGACCGCGATGAGGAAAGGACGGGTGCGCCGTGCTGTGATGGCATATGCGAACGGTGCGATAAATCGTGGGGGGATGCATGAAGCTTACCTTCGGAAAATATAATGGTTGGGAATTGTCCGATGTTCCCGATGATTATATCGAGTACCTCATGACAGCGAAAGAAAAAGAATTTAAGATGTATCAAGAAGAAAAGGAGAGACGGGCGGCAAAAACCGAAGCATCATTATCAATGATGGAGAGGCTTATTTTGGTTGGCTATAGGAACCTCGCGAACCAGCATCACCCGGACAAAGGCGGCAATACCAAGACCATGCAAGAGGTCAATGCTGCCTATGAAAAGCTTAAGCAATTGGCCGGGCAGGGACATAGATGAAGACCGCGACGGAAATTACCCAAGAGCATTATGCCAGACAAGAGGTGCGGGATATCATAATAAAAAACACCTCGTTTCCAGACGGCTCCTTTCGGGCGATTAATGCAGATTTCATTTTATGGTACCGCTACTTAGAAGACAATCGCATAAGGCTCATGAATTCGCAGGATGATTATGAGCACGTCACCCAAACACATAGAGTTCTTTATTCGACTCTAAACGTGTTTAGAAAAGACCTGAAGGGGAAGTCTCCATTAAAAGACGATGTAAGCAGCCAAACACCACTAGGAACACCGGCGGAAACCCTAGGGTACACCCTCGGAGTAGACATCGACAAGAACGAGCTATTTAAAATTGAGGAAGCACAAGAAGCCCTTGATCATGCGGCTAGTTTTCTGGTAGAAAAGCTGAAACTTTCCGGCATTCATAAGAGCGTTTGGGTGCTGTTTTCCGGCGGCGGCATTTACGTTAAATTGCATCATGCGATATGCAAGCCGGGGGAAGATTGCCAGGGAAGGGACAGGGCGGAATTCTATGAGACGGTATGCGATCGCTTTAACAGATTCATAGGAGCAACGGAAGAGGAATTTAAGGAACGTTTTCCTGAAGATGGACAAAGAGTAAAGTTCGACTCTCTGAATAATGCCAAACGGGTCTTTAAAAGCATTCTATCGATTCATAAGAGGCTGCCCTATGCAGTGACACCACTAGACCGCGAAAACATAAAAATCGATCTAGCAGCGGCAAAGATCCCACTAAGTTCTGAAATGCTCGCGAAGGCCGATCAATGGTATTCCAGCTACGATGCAGACGAAAAGACCAATCTATTCCAGCTCTTAGACAAGTACCCGGAACCAGAAGAAAAGAAGCGAAGGGCCAATTTCAGAGAGGTTTACAGATCGCCGGGCAAAGAAGGTATGGAGACGTTTCCGCCTTGCATGCTCTATATTTTGCAGAACGAAAATAGAGGAGCCGGAAAGACCAGATTCAGTGGCTTACTATCTGCCTTCCTATACCAATCCGGATGGGAAGAGGAAGAAGCATGGGAAGTTATAAAGAAGATCTCTAAGCGAAATGGTGTTGGGAACGCGGGCCATGTATTCGAAAGTTGTTTTGGAAAGCTCTCTTGCCCATCATGCAAGACGATTCAAACAGATGGCTCGGGTTATCCACATCTCGGACTGAAAGGCTTAGGAGCATGCAAGCCGGACAAAAATTGCTACAAATGGCCGGGAATGTATGGGAAAAGGCAGCGACCCATGATAACCCTGACCTCCGATCTCATCGAGCTGATAGAAAAAGTAGAAAAAACCATATACGATTTCAATGATCCGCCTACCATATTCCAGCGCGGCGGCGCGTTGTGCAGGATCAAAACCGTGGATTCTGATCAATATAAAATAGAAGATTATAGCGACCATGCTATCAGGAACGAAATGAGCCGGGCAGCAAAATACGAAAAATGGAGCAAGTTAGAAGACAAATTTATTCAATGTCACCCACCGCTGGATATAGCGAAAGGGGTTTTGGCTCTAGGAACGTGGGAAGTGCCTTTAATCCGGGGCATGATCGGAGCACCCGTGGTCCGGGAAGATGGTAGTATTCTATGCGTCGCTGGATATGATGAGGCAACGCGATTATACTTCGCACAAGCGGATATGCTCCAGATACCAGAAATACCAGAATATCCCACCAGAGAAGATGCCAGAGAAGCGGCAAAAAATGTGATGGAGGAGGTATTGCACGATTTCCCTTTCCTTGATCAGGCATCGAAAGCGAATGCTCTCGCGGCATTTGTTACGCCAATCGTAAGACCAATGATCTCAGGCCAAACCCCAATAGCATTGATAGATAAGCCCGCACCCGGCACCGGGGCCTCAAAGATCCTTGACCTTATATCGATAATTTCCACCGGAAAGGAGATGGCGGCCCTCAGCCCGGCGGACAATGAAGCGGAATGGAGGAAACTTATTACAGGACTGCTAAGCGACGGCACCCACATCATATGTTTTGATAACCTAGATGCTGATCTGAAGGCAGGAACATTATCAAGGGCTCTTACTTCTTCAATCTGGAAGGATCGCACCCTAGGAAAGACGGATGCTGTGGAATATCCGCAAAGAGCGTGCTGGTATGCTACAGGAAACAACATCTCACTGAGCGGGGATCTTCCTAGGCGGGCGTATATGATCCAGCTAGACGCCAAACTGGAGCGTCCGTGGGAGAGGAAGGTGGACAAATTTAGGCACCCAAAACTCAACCAGTGGGTTGCAGAACACCGGGGCGAACTGTTGGCATCATTGCTTATCATGGCCAGGGCATGGGCGATAGCTGGAAAACCGGACGGTTGCAAGCATGTTATTGGGGGATTTGAGGATTGGGTTTCTGTGGTGGGCGGTATCCTAAAGTATGCCGGTGTTGAAGGGTTCTTGGATAACCTGGTTAAACTATACGAGGACTCTGATTCTGGAAACGATGAATGGGCGGATTTCTTCAGGGTTTGGTATAGCGTGCATATGGAAGCACCGGTCACTTCTTCAGAGCTTATCATGCAATTAGAGAACGCCGGATCTAGGTTAAGCGATGCAGTGCCCGGTGAACTGGCAGAAAAGATCAAGTTCAAAGGACCGGGCAACGGGAAGAAAGTTGGGATCTTTCTACGGAAAAAGTTAAACGTTCGATATAAGGGCGGGTTTACGCTTTCACAAGGGACTGATAAATCGACGAATTCAAAGACCTGGATAGTGAAGATAATGAAAGACGAATCTATATGCTAAAACTGCATACGAAAATAGGAATAAGTATGAAAAGAGTGTTACAATGGTTGGAAATGATATTTATAAGATGGGCAAAATCGCTATGCTAGGAAGTTCCGGTAGTTGTCCGGTAGTCATTTTGCCCAACTTCCGGAGAGTAAAAAACACTCTACTATATATTATATATTATTTTCTTTATCTTCTTTCCGGAAGTTCCGGTAGTAGTTTAGTAGTAATGGAAAAAAGTGTAGATATTCTATATAGGGCTAAAAGGACCGTTTCAACTACCGGACTCCCGGAAACGATAGCAAGAGGCCAAAAAGAGTTCATTTTGGACAACCGGAACTACCGGGCACGACCCAGAGATAACAGAAATCGACATCCTGGTACGGGAATCGATAAGCAGAGATGCATGATTTGTATCGAGAGGATTACATAAATGTACACATCAATATGACCATTCCAGTATAACAATCTGTAACAAAAGATAGCAGTAGAAATTATATCATGTAACGGATATTTGTACAATATGTCCGGGCAACAAAAGGAGCTATGAAACATGGACCAATGGACCGTTGACCTAGATATCGAAATGATCCAATGGGGCGATCTGCTAGACTGCATAGATAATCTCATCTACTGGACAGAAGCATTGCCAGATCACATCCGGGTTGATTATGAGGATATACCAAGCGGGCTGATAGATACTTAGTAGCGCCCGCCAGAGGCCCAAGGAGCACAGATATCCTACCAAATAGGCAAACATCTATGCAGCCCGCAATCTATCGGCTACGAGGCTATAAAGGGCTTCTAAAAAGGGATAAGCTATCTATTCATCCGGCAAGTCGTCAATGCCACATATCGGCATGGGCTCAGATTCCAGTATCGCAGTAGATAGCTCTTCTAGACAGCGATCCATGACAGTTCCTCTATACTTTCCGGTTTGCAGAAGCAACTGCAACGCTTTCATGATTATGCATTGGTTCCTTAATATGGTAGGCATCGTCTTTTCCATAGCGGTTATATTCATTGTTCCAGCTCCTCATATTTCGGATTCTTCACAAAATCATAGCAGTCTTTGCAAGTCCAATCCAATGGCCAGGAACCATGCCCCTTTAGGCAGCCGGGCTTATCGAGATGTGTCCTATCCTGAGCATACAGATATGCCAAGTGGTTGCAATCTGGGCGGGTGGTTATCATTGTTTCATATCCTTGATCTTCTGTAATGTTTCTTGGTGCCTCTTGATATCATTCTGATGTCCCTGGATAGCATCTTTTTCGCGATCTATCAGGAACTCTTTGGCCTCTTGGTAGGTGTCGAAATAGTTCGAACCATTGTCAGAGCTCCGGGCCTCGCGTCTTTCGCGTGATAATCCAGCGTGGACTACCACAAACCGTTCCGTTTCACGAATGACTTCGATCTCTTCTATCTTATCATTATACCAAGTGCGAAATTTCTTCATTCTTTTACCTCGATTGTCACAATTACCTGTGACCCTTTCGCGATCTTCATTTGTTCCCGCGCGGCTTCGGGTATCCTGATCCCAAGGTTCGCGTTCACCCTGGCCGGGAATGACACTTTTTTAGCCATGCTTTAGTATATCTCTTATAAGCTTAAATAACTTTCGGGTTAAGCTAAGATATCATAGCGTAAGCTATAAATAGTCATGAGTGCTAGTAGCTTATACTGAAAAACTAAGAAGGAAGGTTAACATGCAACAACTAACAGAAGATGGCCAGGTATTAATATCAATATCTGCAAAGGGCAAAGTCATAGGATGCTACGTAGAATTTGATAAAGAAGCGTCCTGTGAATGCATAGAATGTGATTGGGCAGAATGCCAAATGCGCGGGAAGGTGGCTTGAACATGCAAAGCCGCCAACTGCAAGTAACCGCAACCTACAAAGGCATCGACCAGAACGGCAATCACATGCTAGCAGACTGCGAAATTCGAGGTGAGAAGCGAACATATATCAAGAGAGATCATCATTATGTGAACGGAATTATGGGGAATTTTCCCATAGGCGTTCCGGTGGACGCAAAAATTAAGTTCTTTGCATCCCCCCTATTCAGGCATGGGGGCGCGAGGTTGACCGATTGCCGGGAAGTGGAGGTAATCTAAATGGGCATCTTACATTGTCAGGTATCCTTTACCCATCGCTGCCATGCCTGGGCCATCGATTACTATGCTCATGGCCTGGAAGAGCTGCAAGATTATTGGCTGAGGGAGATGGATCCGATGGGCCGGATAGGTAGCGGTGTTAGATATCAGATAGAGGTGATTTAAATGGAAGTACCACAATACGTTAAGGACAATTTATCTTTTTACCTGGAACTGGAAAAGACAGATCCGGATCGGGCCGGGCAAGTGATTGCAGAGATTAGCAAGCGATGGGGGATTTAGGCATGGTAGATAAACCTTTCAAAATCAAGTTTTGCGTAAAATGCAAAGAATCTTCGTGGTCTCCTGAAGATAGATCAGTCGGTATAATGGGACCGACATTGGAAGATTGCAAGGCAGAAGTTTGCCCATTCGGAAATAAATGGGAAGATTACATGGATGACACGAACGATAAGATCGATTGGGAAGGAGAGGAAGCAGAATGGCCATGAATATGCGCACCCGCATCCTAACCTATCGCCAGGATATTAGCGAATCCCTGGGTGGCTTAGACTGCCCTGAAGAGAGATACATGGCAGCGAGACTGATAGCGAAATGTGACAAGAGGCTGAACTGGTCGCGGGAGAGTGGTCCTATAGGCCAATAGCCCTATATGCTCAGATACGAAATCTGTCCTCCATACAGGAACCGTACACGGTGCTGCTATGCAGATGGGGTTCGACTCCTCTAGGCGGTTTTATGTCACTCGAATTGAGAACACCTTTGGATTCAGTGCAAATATATATGCTGAATCAGATAGATACGTTGGTATTGCTTCCAGAGAAATCGGTGCAATTGTGTGCGTGGGCAAGAGCATTGGCCTGGTATAGTGGTGAGAAAAAATGAATTACAACGATGAATGGGGCTTCTTTTTTTTCTCGGAGAAGCAATTGGCGGCATGCAGAAGCTATTCGGATCTAACCAACTTCTGCAAAACACAAGACGGACAGATAAAGCAATATACCGAATGGGTATCAACTGGCATCAAGCCATCTGGAAAATGGGATGATTATGTGCCATTGGGCCGGGCAATGTATCATCATAGTCAATAGGCAGCGTGGCAAACCAGAGCCGTTCATCTCGGATCTCTGCCCATTGCCAGGTCTCTTAGAATTTCCTGAGGGCCTGGCGTTATCACCCCACGCGCACCAAGTATCTCAGCAGTAGAGGCCCGCATGGCACGAGGTCTCATTCTTGATATCGAGGATGAGCTTAAAAATCTCTATAAATCGCAAGCGGGGAGCCGCCGGTGCAAATCCGGCCTGGTGCATGAGTCGGCAGGCAAGAAAAAAAGACCGGGTGGCAAACACGAAGTCACGTAGCCTGGAATCATAGCGGACGGAAACGCGGCTATGCCGGTGGATCGACTCATCTTATTCTGGCATGCATTGTTGAGAGGTCGATGCGTGCTGGAAAGTGTCTTTATTTTTTGCAATAGATAACTATAAATAGTAATACGAATACTACTTAAGCATGGGCAAATACGAATCTTATAGTAGAACGGCCCGGATCAATAAAGAGCAGGATGAGTTTCTGAATAATCATCCTGAAATAGTTTTCTCGGCATTGGTCCGGGATGCGATAGATGCAAGAATGATACAATTGAATGAGTATAATGTTTGTAATTTGCAGACGAAGGTGGATTGAATGGATATCAAAGATTGCAGAATCGATATGTGCGTATGCGTCGACGGTCGTGTATGCCGCATAGACAGAATTGACCAGGCCGGTTCGGTGTGTGCCGTTGATGAGCACGGGAACCATCTTCTTGGGAGGGCGAGAGATATAGAGCCCATTGTCCCGGATGCATTTCGGGTGGGTGATAAGGTCCGGGTAGCCCGAAAAGTGACAGGTCCGTTGGGATGGGTCGGCGAGATGACGGACGCCATCGGAAAAACATACGCCGTTAACAGAATCAACTCGTCCGATGGTTCTGCCCACTTGGATGGCAGCAGATTCACATGGCCCCGTGCATCGCTCGATCTCGTGTCTGTGGATGAATGCGAATCCTGCCAGAAGTTGCAAGGCAAGTTAAACCTGGCAGGTGATATGATCAAAGAACAGAAAGAAGACATCCGCATAATAACAATGGGGCGCGATGCGTGGAAGGCGGATGCTTGCCAAGAAAACAGAAATGCTGCATATTGGCGTGAGGAGCTTTACAAGCTGCAAAAAGAAGCCCTGGCAGATAGCAAGCCGCCTGTCAATAGCGCGGGAGACTATGGCGATCGCAAGCCATTGGGCGAGGTGATAAAGATCTACGTCCAGATATCGCCATCGGTATTGGCGAAGATCATAGCAGAGAGGGAGGAATGAGCAAATGGCAAGTGATAACGTGATATTTGAGCGGGTTTTACAACTGCCCGCTATCGACGATGAATGGGAAATTTCAGAACATACCGACGAGCACATAATTTTCAAAGGCTCCTTCGGCCATGCAGAGGTCAAAGCCGATGGCCGGGTAATCAGCAAAGTAACAAGTTATGTGGCGGCATTGGAAGCAGCAATTCGCGGTGACGAATTGCCTGTAAAACCCAAGGCGGGCAGATTGCCAGAGAATAAGACGATTATGCCATCTGTGCCAAGAAAGCCCGTTAACGGCTCTCCGGTGCAATCTAATGGCATCCTAACACCCAGGGACATTATAGATTACATCAACCCAAAAGCAACTGAGCAGGAAGCCTATCTTTTCTGTGAGTTCTGCAAGCGCAAAGGCGCGGACCCGATGACCAAACAGGTCTATTTAGTGGTCTATGTTAATGACAAAGGAGAACGTAATGTCTCTTTCATAGCTGGAAAGGAATATTTTACAGAGAAGGCTGAGGCCCATCCACAGTTCGACGGATTCCGAGCAGGGATCATTGTGCGGCCCAAAGACGGCGGGGAATTGGTTCGCAGGGAAGGCACGTTCTATCTGCCATCAGAAGAAACGCTCCTGGGCGGATGGGCAGAAGTCCACCGCAAAGACCGCAAGATACCAATCCGGGCAGAGGTTGTGATGGCCGAATACAACACCGACAAGGCCCAATGGAAGAAGATGCCAGGGACAATGGTGAGAAAGGTGGCGATCGTGCAAGCGTTGAGAGAGGGATTCCCGGCAAACCTGGGGGGGATGTATGACTCGTCCGAGATGGCACAAGCCGGGGTGGCTGAGATAGATCCTGAAAAGGAGGTTGCGTCCCAATGACCCCTCCTCTTTCCATGGGCAGCAAGGTGCTAATCACCGGGCCCGCGTTCGGTGAGTTGTGCATGTGCGTTGGTGAAGAGGGCGAAATCACCGAAATATCAGAACGTGGGAATTTTCGGGTCGGCGGCCTATGGTATCCAGCCAGTAGCCTGCGATTGGTGAAAGAAGAGTTGAAGATAGGTGACTGGGTGGAGGTTCTGCCTGGTATTTGTGACAGTTATCATGAAATATTCCAGATAACTGATATCAAGTCCCATATTTTAGGATATGGTTATTACGGCGCAAAGCATCAGGATTATTGGTATAAAGCCGACCTGCGAAAGCTCTCTCCTGGCGAGGTCGAAGAGCATCTTAGACCGGAGTTGAAAATTGGTGACTGGGTTGAGATCGTCGGCCCTACCAGAACAGGTGGAAATCATGATATTGGCGGTTTGTTCCGAATATCACACAAAACACTATCGGGCGAGTTCGAAGGAGCGAACGACTGTACTGGAAAGAATTTTGGCTGGTATCACGCCAAGCGCCTGCGGAAGCTCACCTCGAAAGAGGTTTTCATGCATACCGGTACCATAGGCTACAAGATCCAAGAATGCCAAGAGTCGCTAGACAAGGTCCGAAAAGGACTTGGCATGCCCGCGATCGAGGGGCGGCTATCTGCTATCGAGAAACGGCAAGAATTCCAAGCAATCGATATCAAGGGATTGCAATTGCGGCTAGACCCACTGGAAAAATATCAGCGAGGCGAAGGGCCGGAAGTATATAAATCGCAGAAAGGCACATGCGATGAGGAAGATTGCCAGCCAAACACCGACCAGATCCACATCACCATCGCGATCGGAAGGAACAAAGTCTACATAATGCATCCAGAAACGTGCTGCCCCGCAGAAGCGTTGGAATGGTGCGAACGGTTGCTGGATAGCATAAGGGAGGGATGAGGACATGCAGCTTATCGCAATGCCAGAACTGAAAATGTCTCTAGACGAACTTGATCGGATACTGCAAGGTAAGGCGGAACGTAAAAGCGAACTTCATGATGAAATGATGCAATTGGAGGCAGATATAACCACAATCTTGTCAATCATTGCAGCCAAAGCTATCAAGGAACTTGTGGCGGTCTAAAATGACTGCCCCCTATGCACCTTTGCGCCGCAAAGATCGCAGAAAACAGGAACCCAATAAGCAGTATAGGCCATCGGATTACGACAAACCAGAAGGCAGCGAACCTATAGAGGTGACAGAAGGATGAAAATAGATATATACCCAGATGGGGACCAAATATGCGCATGCATAGGCTCCATGCCCGAAGAGACTGCGATCGGGTTTGGGGATACAATATTTGAAGCCCTGGAAGATCTATACGATGACATGACCGCTAATAGGCGATGTGCTAGATGTTTCTCGGATAAGATCGCCATCCAAAAACACCCCAATGGATCGACATATCTGTGTGAATGTGGGTATTTTGAGGATAGTCCGAGGTGGGAGGAATAATGCAAGGTAATCGAATAGATCCTTTTTTGCAATTCGCTCTACTAATGCCTAATAGCATCCAGGAGAAGATGATAGAATTGGGTGGCTATATGTTTAAGAGATGGCCGTGGCTGAGGTGGCTGGTATGAACAAAATCAAATCTTTCATAGCGGCTGGTGAGGGGACGCGCGCCAAATCGTTAGCATGCGCCATTATGGAAGACCCGCGATTTGCCCCCCTGGAAGTAAATGCCGATAACGTGGTTGATGTATGCTTCGAATTACATTCGACTGAGTGTGTGGAGGATTCGATTGGAGGGCAGGCATTTCTGAAGAATGTTAAGAAGTTTTTGGCTGAGTTGAAGGAAGTCAAAGATTATGTCATTTCCGCCCTTGGTCGTGACGGTCACTTATTTTTACAGCATTTGGCCATGTCCGAAGCCGGGCACAAAGCCATAATTGTGGTTCTCGGGGGGGATAATCAAGTCGCTGATGCCATATTCCAGATTCTTAAGACCCAATATCATGGAGATGAGCTGAAATATGAAATGGAAAGCTACAAGAAACGGCTATTCGATTTTGAAGCCAAATCGTTTGCATCTGGTGTCCCTGTCATGAGGTGGCAATTAGACCCATACCAAAGATTGCTTTCATGTGCTCACAAGGTTCTAACCGATGCTGATATGATGGACTATCGCCCAAGGCCGGCAGAAGGAGAGCGCGAACTTTGTGCGGCGTGTTGCCTGACCAAAGGAATCGGGCCGGAAACCTGGCAAACGATTCTGAAAGAATATCAGATTGGCCTGGTGCCTAGGGGCGATTATGCTAAGCCCCTGGAAGAGCTGCCGGGCATGGGGCCGAAGAGATGTGCTCAGGTGAATCCTATGATCAGAATGATATACAAGAGGCATGCATGACAGAATGCCGCGATTATTTCACAGAGTCCGACTTTTCCCAAGCGGATTATTCACATGCAGCGAAGGTATTCTACCAGAAGAAGAAGGCAGATCGCATAGCATGGAAAGCAGAAGCTGTCCAACGGCACGCGAAACGGGGGAACTGGAAATGATAATAAGCGATTTATTAGGCAAAACGACTTTGGATAGGCTCGGATCAGTGCTAGACTTATTCGTTATTGGATCGACGTTTGGCTTAGGGTTTTGGGCGTGGTGGTGGGTCTTCAAATGAATGTAACCGACCTAATAGCAGCCCCTTGGATTCGCCCAGAAGACATGGCGATCCATTTTCAGGTGATCAATGCAACCATCCATCTGCCTTGGGCCTTTGAACCCTTGGTTCATTGGATATTTAGTGGATTGAATTGGATTATGGGATATTGAGGAGGATATTGGCGATGAGCGTTTCCGAAAAGAATGATTTGCTATTGGTCGCATGGACGTTTTTCGTTTATGGGGTCGGAATAGTAATGGGGATGGCGTTAGGGAGATCTACATGAAGAAATCCGAACTCGTTGCCACAATCGAAGCACAAGCCAATGAGATCGATAGGCTACAAATCGTCATCAAGCAACGAGAAACGACGATCATGCATCTAAACAGGATAACGGTGATGGATGATGGCCGGTAAATTTATATTACCAGAACGTACCGCCGATATGCTACGAAAAGTAGCGGCGATAGAGGGCATAGATCCGGATGAGTTGGTCTATCCATGGTGTGTGGTGGCAGTGCCCAGGGAGGAAACATGATTCGCCTGAGGCCATCTAGCAAACGTCTCATCCGGGAACGCGGATATATATATGCCCCCCGCGATACAATAGATCTCACCGAGGAGCTGGCGAAATTGGCAAAATGGCAAGAGGCTAATAAGTGATCGAACCTACCCCTCGTTTTCTGCATTCGATCGAGAAAGACGGCCAGACACCTGAAACCCGGACATTAATTCTGCTGCATGAGCTTGGAGGAATCGCTAACAGAATATCAAAAGCGAGAAGAATTCCAAGAGATGCTAACCTATATATGGCAGATATCAAAATCGATATAGGACAAATGATTTTGCAATTGGAGATGCTCGCGTTGGATCTTAATCTGCAACCGGAAGAATGCTATAAGATCGGGTTGGATACCACGTGGCAGCATTTCAAGGAATGGTGGAAACCCAATGATACCGAAAAGTATGAGTAGTAATCATACTTATACTTATTATTATGAAACGAGTCAATGTGTTAATATCCGAAGAGGCGCGGGAAATTTTAGATAATTTTCAGAAAAAGAACGGGATATTCACAATAGATGATACAGTGGATCGATATGTGAAAGAGGGTAAAGAATGAAGGTAATCCTTTCGCGTAATATGCGCGGTGTTGTAGATGATGAAGACGACGACTTGGTTTGCCTGAGGTGGTACGCGAATCCGTGGTATGGCACAAGGGGCATGGTTGGGATAGGTTACAGAAATGGATGGAGGAGAATGCAGATAGCACCGTCGGTTAAACGATATAAGGAGATTGGATTAAAACGATATTCCATCGAGCGGACCAAGTTCTGGTTATTGGTATATGCAATTTGCTTTATAGTGGCAGCTACATATTATTACCTAAGAGGTGCATAGATTGCCAGAAATGATACCAAAAGCCGCCTTCCTGGGCTCAAGACCTGCCAGGAATACAGGCGAGAATCCGTTTGGGCAACGTGCCGATGGGGATTTCGGAGAGGTGGAAGACAAATATGGGGATGTCATAGATGTAAAATTTGATAAATCGATGTGCCGGGCATGTGGGAAGACCGGAACGGTTTACAATAGCGACAACGGGCTAAAGGTTTGTCGGGCATGTTCGGTGGTCCAAAATGATGGTAATCCTGAGGGCGAAAAGATGAGTCCAAAAACAAAGGACCGCGAGATGGGCAACTTTCGGAGAGCATTAACTAGCAAAAAGCTTTAAATAGTATTAACTGCATTGATATAAACGTAGGCTGATGCATGCTCGCTTACATGCTTGCCTAGTAAAATTATATAAGTTATCTATGAGGCTAGGCCGATCCCCGAAAAGAGAGAACATCTTGGACTCTTCTGCCTCTTATAATCTTCCAAGAGCACGACCAAGAGGTGCTAAAGATGGTAACTGGATACGTTTATTTTGTGGCATGCAAAGACCCAAATTATCGCATTGCAAATCCTCATATGAAGATAGGATGCACGACACGTCTTGATGGTCGGTTGAGGGCAATTCAGACCGGTTCGCCTGTTGCTTTAATGTTCATGGGATACATTGAATCCGATGATCCTGGAAAACTTGAACGTTATTTTCATGATCTTTTCAAGAAAGATCGAAAACACGGAGAATGGTTCGACGTAACCAAAGCCATGATAACCAGGATAAATTGTTATCCTGTTATTGATAATCATTTTGAAGACTTTTTCCTTAGATCGGAAGAAATTGCATCAAAAGAAATTAAAACGCTCCGTGATGAGATCGCGTTGTTGAAAGCAATTATAGCCAAGAAAGATAACGTCATCAACGAGTCCGCGAACCCGATACCCATTAGCATGATATCGAAACGAAGCAAAAAGAAAAATTTTGAAAAATTTAAACATGAGTGTCTATATAAAGAATAGTTATCTATTTTCGCGAGGCTTCTCATGCAATCAGAAGACGATAACCTAGCCGAACTGCAACCACCTTTACGCGATTTTCCCGAAGACGGACACGGTCCATGCAGGCCACATGAGGCAGCCACTAACCATCGGCATTTCTTTAATCTGAATAAATTATTAGGCATGTTATAATAAGTAGCGAAAATGCTAAATAGATAGGCTGCATATGTCGCCTGTCATGTTGGTCGGCCCTGATAAGGCGTTCGAGTGGCGGGTTTGGTACTGCCAGCCCACGAAATTTCGCGGTTCAACCGCTCGGCCAACGTTACATTTATTATGCCCGGTAAGACGCTCCGAAAGTTCTGCAACCTCCCCGCCTTGAGACGGACGATAAGGCAGTTACATAAGGCGAATAGGAGCGGTCGGGCTTTCATGATGCCGAAATTCAAGAGGCCGTCGATCTGCAAGACGGTCGAGGCCATGCTTAACAATGGCTGCCTACGCAATCCACCGAAACCATGGTATCCATCACAGACGATGGAAATAAGGGGACAATCGGCAGCCCATGCGATTATTCACGAGGGGACGTCAGGATACGCCCAAATGGTACGATATCTAGAGTATGGGAAAGCCTGTTAGGGATTCGCGCGAATGTGCCCCGTCCCCACCCGTTATAAGGCCTGGATAAGCCTTGAAAGTGTCCTTCCTAGTTACGGCTTAGCGGTGAACCTAAGTATCTAGAAACCTATCCTTTCCAGGGGCTGAGTGAGACGGTCCCGGATTTCCTTATTATTTAGGTGATTATGTCAGATTGTCCGGATGCCGTATTTTCCAGCTCCAATAGCGAAGGCATTCCCGATCTAGACATGTCCCTCCAAGGCGATGTTCTGGATTACCCGCGCCAATGGGGATCTGTTGCCCGGACCTCTGATATGAAGGGCAGAACTGTAACCTTCTGGGTGGATGACAATCGCTTCAATGGATTAGGGAATGCGGTTGAACACGGCGCTGCATTCTGGAAGTTGTGGGAAAGGCCAGAGAAAGTTTGGACTTCTGGAGCACCCTCGTTTATTGAGGTCAATTTCAGTACTTCAAATTCACAGCCTTATGCCAGGGCATTGTGGCAAATCTTCAAGAAACGTCAGCTCTCCTGCCTATTCCAGCAAATGGGCCACATGAGATGCTGGGTAGATATGAATGTGGCCGAGCGATGGGAGGATATGAACCTCTTAGGAGTCGGTCATGGTTGGCTATCCTATGCAACCCATTATCAGAAATATTATGATTTAGATCTATTAGCTCATCAAGTAGAACTTGCCAGGGAGCGAGCAGGCACCGATATGATCAAGTTTGCTGTCTTCGCCCACAACAAAGACGTGGAGCGATATTGCCAAAGAGCGGGGTTGATCTATTGTGGCGAGGATTGGTCAGCCAGAGACAGATCTAAGAAGCAAAAGAGAATTGCTGCCTTGGAGAAGAAGGTTACAATTGAACCGCTGCATTCTGAAATGCAAGTACAACAAATCCGACCTAGACGAATAGCTACATTAGAGGATTGGTGTTAAGATGGGCGGCAATGCTGGGGGCGGCGGCAACGGTGGCCGGAAAGGTGGTGGCGGAGGTGGCGATTCGCTGCCGGATAATCAGCAACCGGGCGAGGTGTTCCGGGTTGCGGCCCAACAGCAAAAGCAAGCATACAAAGAGAATATCGCGACCATAGATAAGTTATATGAAACCGCACAGAGATCTGACACCGCGACCTCTGAGCAAAGGGCGGCGCTAAGATCTCAGAAGAAAGAATATCAGAAAAAGATAAATGCTCTGGAAAGCGACTACCGGGCCAAGACTGGCCTATTCCTGTAGGAAGTCTCTTATCAGGCTTCCCCATTCCCACCCATCGGAGATCGATGTCATGATGTCCTCTCGGAGATCCTTGACATTATCCTTATCCCAGGCGGGCGATAGGACGCAAGGATAATTGTGGGCCTGTCCATATTCTACCAGAGCCGCGAGATCGCGTTCTGTCATATCGGTTACGATATCTAGCGCCTTCCAGTTCTTCTTCTGGCATCCTGGGCACTTGATAGGCCGCTCTACGATGATCGGCCACTCTTTGCCGCACCAGATACATGTGTGGTGAGGGATCATTAGTTATCCCTCTGCGCGCGGGCGAACGTCGAAAGGATGATCTGCATGGCGGCCTCATAAGCAATCGGCTGATCGTACTCGTTTAGGCTGAAATCATCATCCCGATACCAGGACCACTTAGCGCTCTTAGCACCGGTGTCTATGGCCAGGATCACATGGCCTTCTCCTTTCCAAGATTCTCTCTCGATGTTCGCGTTGTCGAAGACGATTCTTGGGCTCAATTCGTAGTCATATTGCATATTACTACTAGAGGTAGTATAAGCATAAATACTTATCCCTCGGACCTACCACCATGCCCAAAATCCCTCGCATCAAACCCAAGCCCAAACCTCCTAAATGCCGCATATGCGCTTCACCACAGCGACATGCCATCAATCAGAGGATAGTCCGGGGCGATTCGATCATGTCTATCGCGAAAGACTTTGGGTGTTGCCGCCTGACCATGAATAGGCATGCTGGAATTGGCAATGATAAGCATGGTGTGCCACATAAGGCGCACTATGTCAGCCAGGTGATGGTTGCTAAGGCGCGAATGGACGGGAAGGCGGGGCTGGATCTGTTGACCTGCCAGCAAAAAGTGTGGGACGATGCACAGGAAGCTATTGATCTTTCGCTTGGACGGAAGGCACCACCAACGAACCCGTATAATCTAGCTGTATTCGGGCAATGCATAGCGCCACAAGTTAAGATCATAGAAGTTATGGCAAAGATAAGCCCGGATGCTGGCAACGATGTAGAATCCGACGGCATGATAGAAGCACTCAAGGCAACGGCAAAAGATGACTGGAAAGACGCCCGCGCTGTTCACCTGGCAACCACTCAGCCAGAAACAGAAGATGATAATGAATTGGACGCTCCCTGAAAGCGAAGTATCTGATTTCGATGGCATCATTGCGGATGGGGCGATAAGATCAGGCAAAACGCTGCCAATGTCAACCGCCTACGTAGAATGGGCCATGCGGACATATAATGGCCACAACCTAGGGATGGCAGGTAAGACCCTAGGTGCCCTGCGAAGGAACGTTATAGGTCCGCTGAAACAAGTCTTGCCAGGAAGAGGCTATAAGGTTAAAGATAACAGAAGTGCCGAAATGCCCCATCTGGAAATATCCAAGGGCAGGCGTACTAATCAGTTTCATCTTTTCGGTGGCAACAACGAAAAGTCTCAAGACCCCGTGCAAGGATTTACAGGGGGCGGATTCCTATTCGATGAAGTTGCACTTATGCCGCAATCTTTCGTCAACCAGGCAGAAGGCAGGTGTTCTGATGAGGATTCGAAGTTCTGGTACAATTGTAACCCAGACGGCCCGTACAATTACATAAATACCGATTATTTGCAGAAGTTAGACCAGAAGAAGCTCCTTCATCTACATTTTCTGATGGATGACAATCTCTCCCTCAGTCAGAAAACGAGAGAAAGATACGAAAGGCGCTGGTCCAAAGGATCAATATTCTATCGTCGCTACATCCTGGGCGAGTGGTGCCTAGCAGAAGGCCTGGTCTATAACATGTTCGATATCAGCAAGCATGTTATTCATGATTTGCCAGCTTCTTGGAGCAATCTTGTGGTTGGGGTGGACTTCGGAGCAGCCTCAGTAACCACATATATCATGCTCGGGCGGGCATCAACTGGACCACATACCGGCAAATGGATAGCATGGAAGGAATATTATCACGATGCTACGAAAATGGTCGCGAAGACCACATTCGAATTCTCCAAGGACATGAAAACATTCCTGGCCAGAGAAGGCGGTCAATGGTATCCATCGTCTATAGAAGTCGATCCCTCAGCAAGTCCTATGAAAGTGCAATTCAAGCGCGATGGCCTGATGAATATGAAGGATGCTGACAATGCAGTTCAAGCTGGAATCATGGATGTGGCTTCTGCGCTCAGTTCCGGCAAGTTGCTAATTCATGAATCCTGCAAGCATCTGATAGGGGAAATTCAAACTTACTCATGGGATCTTAAGGCGGCTCTGGTTGGGGAAGACAAACCTATCAAAAAAGATGACCATGTGCTTGACGCCACACGTTATGCGGCGCGAAGAATATTCAGGAAGGCATACTAATGATCACTCCAGACAATCTCCAATCGCATTTTATGCGCGGTAAGCCTTGGCCGCCCGCCGAGGATAAGGATCGGCTCAAAATCTATGCCGATAACCTTCTTCTATGGCAGCGCAAGCATGATGAGGTCTATACGATCCTCAAAAATCTGTATGCTGACCGTGAGAAGGATTTCAACAAAATCATTTTCATTATCAACTTCCATAAGCAGCTATCCACATTTTGGGCCGATCTTCTGCTATCTGAAAAGCCCACCATGAAGGTGGGAATCGCTACAAGCGAGGTCGCGACACCAGAGCAAATCTATCTGGATTCCCTAGTTCCGAGGCTCAATCTCTGGTCGAAAGCCTATGCTGCCAGAATCGATATGAGCCGATACGGTGCCGGTGTCGCAAAAGTCTATGCAGAAGAGGGCAAGCCCGCCAAACTTCAGATAGTATCTCCTAAGAATTGGTGGCCGGTGGTTGGGCCGGATGGTGAGGCGGTCGGGCATGTGATTGCTTGGTCGCTTGATAACAAAATCTTGGATGTGGAGATCCATAGCGGCGGGCTTATCTGGAGTTGCAAGTTTGCGTTATCCGACCAGGGTGAAATCATATCAGATCCTTATGATATTGTCGAAGTCCAAACGGGATTCGATGAGCCACTGGTATTCCCGATACTGAATGCAAGCACCACCGATGATATCTACGGCACGGATGATTATCAAGATATTGATCCGATGATCAAGCGACTGGAGATCACCTTCACCCGATCTGGTAGGACACTAGATGCTCACAGCGAGCCAGCGTTCGCCGTTCCTGATGCTGCCCTTGGCCCGCCAGACCCCATCACCAACGAGCGTGCCTATAATGCCAAGCGGCGTGTCTTCCCGATTGGCGAAGGCGATGCTGTCCCTCAATACATCACATGGGACGGACAGTTGGTAGCATCTTTTACTCTGATCGATAAGGTGCTCACCCAGCTATATACCATTTCAGAGACATGCAGATGCGCCTTTGAGCCGGACACGCTGGGAAATGCGATTAGCGGCAAGGCCCTGAGGATGCTCATGATGAGGCCGCTAAAGAAATCCGAGCGGTGCAAGTTGCAATATGATCCGGTGTTTAAGCATATTCTTGAAGCGATCTCGATTCTCGATGTCAAGAACAAGGTACCTGGCGCCGTTCCGCTAACGTCCCTGGACATCATATGGAAAGATGGCTTGCCAGATGACGATTATGAGGAAGCTCAGATTGACACCATGAAGATTACAGGCGGCGCACGTAGCCCGCAAGGTATCATGAGGGAAAGAGGATTCACAGAAAAACAAATTCTTACAGAAACTGATGAAATGAAATCGATGCAAGGGGGGATGTTATGACGCTATACCCAAGTAGTAATCCGAGAAGGCAGAAGGTAGCCACTCCAGAAACGAGTGAGCCAGAAAAGCCCAAACGCAGAAAGAAATCTGGAGGATCAGATGGCGAAAAAGAAGCCTAAAGGCGGAAAGCCTAAGCCGTGTTGATAGCAGTCAATTATCCTTTTTCAATAATAGGTTTTAATTCTATATCCGATGTGCTCTAAAGCCCCGGATTGATTACCATGACAGAAGACCCTAGCACTCCAACCACTCCAGCCGTTCCCATTGCGGACCCTGTAGTGAATACGCCCGGTCCCTACAAAGTCTTCCAGACTGAGCAGCAGTACCAGGCATCGTTGAACCGCAAGCTGGCAAATTATGTCCCAAAGACAGAGCTTGAAAGTGCTCTGCAACGGGCAGCCGCTTTGGAAAACTCCCTTGGAACAACACAAACAGAGATCCAAGGACTCAAAACCAAGCTCACAAGCTACGAACTCGGAGATCTCCGGCAGAAGATTGGCAAGGAAGCTGGTCTCCCCGCTGATTGGATCGAGGAGCTGAAGGGCATGGACGAAGCGAGCCTAAAGACACATGCCGAAGCCTTGCGGAAAAAGCTAGGGATCAAGCATGATGCGGGCAAGCCCGTGCCGCCAGTAACTGCTGGGCAGCTACAGACAGAAAATGATGAAATGAATGCTGCTCTGAGGATGTTGGCCGGCGTGGGAAGCCCAACCGCGAGATGATAATATGGTAGCAACTTACGATGAAGTATTGGCCCGATCCGGTTTGGTGACGGCAGGCATGATCAACCCGAAATATGTTCCGGGTGTGATCCAGGAAACAATCACGCAGAGCGCGATTATGGGCCTGATGAAGAGAGAGCCCAATATGTCCACCAAAATCGAGAGCCGGGCCGTTATGTCCCTGTATCCCGAAGCCTATTGGGTGGACACTGAGGCAGGCGACGGCACCTCGCCCGAAGTAGCTGGCGGTCTTCTCCAGACCACGAAGCAGGGCTGGACCAATTCGACAATCACCGCCGCGAAAATGGGCGTTGTGGTCCCAATCCCCAAGGATATGATCGCAGATCTTGCAGATGGCTTCGACCTGTGGGCGGAAATCAAGCCCAGATTGGCCGAGTCCATAGCCCGTAAATTCGACCAGGCCGTGATGTGGGATGATACCAATGCACCGGCTGCCTTCCCCGACAGCATCTATCATACGGCCACCGACAATAGCATGGTGATTGACAAATCCGATTCCGTCGGATCTGGCAAAACCTTCGTGGACATGTATGATGCCATTTTGGGCGTAGGTGGCCTCTTTGGCCTGGTGGAGGGCAAGAGGTACAACGTGGATGGCATTGTAGCCGATCTCAGCCAGAAGGCGGTAATGCGTGGCATACGGTCTTCTGACGGCATACCATTATGGGCACAGGAAAATGGTCAGGGAACTCCGAAATATTCCCTCGCCGGTGTAGATGTCAATTTCCTCCAGAATGACAGCCTTGATGCCAGCACTGCCCTGATGATCGCGGGTAACTGGAAGAAGGCCTTCTATGCATGGAGACAGGATATTCAGCTTTCCATGACGGATACTGGCGTGGTCACCGATGCAGCTGGGGTTGTCTTGATCAATGCAATGCAACAGGATGTTATTCTCCTGAAGGCCACATGCCGAATAGGCTGGTGCTGCCCCATACCGGTGGACATCGCTGGAACCGCGAGCAGATCCCCATTCGCTGTCCTGAAGCCGTGAGGTTGAAAAGATGAGAAAACTTCTTATCTTTTTGGCAATCTTTGTTCTAGTGTCCGGGTTGACCGGGGCTCAGTGGTATCCCCGGAGTGAGAATTATTCCACCGCCGGCTATCTCATCGGGCATGGGCTCGATGTGGGAGATGCTGATAGCTTCATAGATGGCGATGTAACCATTGCTGGAATTGCTACTATCACCGGCGGGACCGTAAACGGTGGCGTCTATGATGGCAATCTGCGATTCGCGGCCAACCATTCCCTATATTCAACCACTGGCAGCGGCGGTATCGATTGGTCCAATGCCACTGGTGCTTGGAAGATGCCAACGGGGACCGGCACCATCGGCGGCATAATCGATATCAACGGGGCAGCGACCACGCGCGCGATCACCCAGGATTCTGGATATAACCTGACTCAGCAAGGATCGGGCGGGATCACATCAGGAACCGGCGCAGTGGACATCAATGGGGCAATGACTACCAAAGCCATAACCCAGGATAGCGGCTATAGCCTGGTTCAATCCGGCGCGTCTGGCATCACGGTAGGCACGGCCGGCATAACCACATCAACCGGCGCGCTAAAGATCCTTGAAGATATCACCATCGCTGCTAATAAGAGCCTGACCGGGCTCTCTGGAAGTGGCGTGGTTGATTTCTCGGCCATGACGGGCGGTTACAGTTCGCCACTAGGAACGAATACCTTCAATGGCAATATCTTAGGTGCTGGCCTGACCACAACCACGACCGGCGGCGGTGCCGTGGTCCTGAAGGGCAATACGACTGTATATACCGACAAATCCCTAGCAGTAACCACCGTCGATAAGTTGACAGTGGGCGGCGTCATCGTTCCCCAATATTGGGACTTCAATGTGCCCATAAGCGCGGCTTCTGTGGATACCAATGTCTTTGTTCCTACCTCATCCTGGCAGGTTGTGGCGGTATCTGAAGTACATACCGTGGCCGGAAATGATGCAAGTCCCGTCAATCTGACCCTAACGAAATGCACCGGCACGCAGACACCGGCGCAGGGATCGGCGGTAATTCAGGCAGTTGTGAACCTGAAGGGAACGGCCAACACCATCATAAGCAGCACTCCCGCCACGGGCAGCGGCTTATGCAAGGTAAACAGCACCGAACGTCTTGCATTGGACTTTTCCGGCACTCTGACCACATTGGCAGGCGGCGTCATGACTGTGCGAATGAAGAGGATTTGATTCTCTTAATTATTTTTTTTGGAGTAATAATAAACTACAGGAGGCTTTGATTTGGCTTGGATAATAGAAGTAAAACTGGATGAAGGCAAGGATGATTGCGGCAGCATCACCGCCACATGGATGGAGCCGGATGGCAGCACGTTCGCCTTCTCTGCTCGCCACCTCTGCTCCGAGGAAGCCCGGCCAAAGTTCATGCTCCTGGCCGAAGCCGCTCTCCTGAAATGGCGTGGTAGGCAGACCAAAGAAAAAACCATATCGGCAGCAATGACCACGACCGCAAACCGGGTGAAATGAGATGGCAACTACAAAAGTCGTAACTGTTCTGGCCGATAACGTGACCTTGACCGCGGGTGCCGCCGATTATACGTCTTCTGTGCTTGATTTGCAGGACGGATATCAAGCGGGCCTGGGGATCAAGATCACTAACGGTACAACCGGCCCGACCGTTGCTGCCATCGCTCAAGTTTGGTGGAGTGCAGATAATTCAAATTGGTACAAGCAGGGCGGTGCATATGGGTCCGCGCTTGGAAATAATGTTGTCTCTTCCTGGCCAGCACCGTTGCCGGTCTATGCGAAATATGCGAAAGTGACCGCTGGAAGCAATACCGGGCAGAATGTGACGCTGAGGGTGGAAGGCATCGAGCTTTCTGAGGTATCTTAGGATGTCTGGTATCTGCAAGCCGCTCTACAATACGCCGCTCAACCGCGATCATTGGGCATCGCAGAACTTGGTGGCCTCATATCTGTTCAATGAGAATGGCGGCCCAACTGTTCATGATTCTTCAGGAAATGAAAATCACGGCACAAAGATAGGCTTCGGAGAAGATACGCCCACGAGCGGGTGGGTGCCGGGGCCACGTGGGGGTGCGCTGGCGTTCAACGGGAGTAATAACTTCATTAAAATTGCATCATTTGATCAGCGATCTACAGAAATGACTATTATTTCATGGGTCAATTCTCTCAATTACAATGTCAACAAAACCATTGTTAGCAAGGCGGAGGTAAACTCTAATGCGACTTTGTTTGTTTATATGAATACAATATGGCTCAGAGGTGGAGGGCTTGATGGATTGTCCCGGATCCCAGCGCCCACTATTGGAATATCTCATCAAATTGCCGGGACGTTGAAAGACACGGTTGGCGTGATATACATAGATGGTATTGGCAGTCCAACAGTAGTTACAGCAATTCCAAATGTACCAAATGTCCTGAGAATTGGAAATTATCAAGACGGTGGAGGCACTACGGGTTTTTTGGGATTGATCGGATGTATTATGATCTACAATCGCGCCCTCTCCGCCGAGGAAGTTGCGTACCTCTATGCTTTCCCGTACTGCATGTACGACACCGATCCGTTTCCGGGGCTGGCGACACTGCCGGGGCCCAAAGCGCAACAATACTATCGGCGCTTAATGGCCGGGGGTATTTGAGATGTTAAAAAACACATCCGGACAACGCTGGATTTGCTTTGCGTTCGGGCGCACGAGCGGCAGCCCGGTGACGGGCGATGCCGCCAACATCACCGCCAATCTGCGAATCGATGGAGGTAGCACCAAACCGGTAGATGATACCAACCCGACAGAGCTTTCCAATGGCTACTATTATTTCGATATATCTGATGTGGAAACAAACGGCAATATGCTGCTACTCATCCCGGTATCTGCAACCGCAAACGTCATTGTCATAGGCTGCCCCGGTGCTCTCTGGACTGAGCCAGCCGGGCAGAAGTATGCAGCTACCATAGCGGCGGCTGATGTGAGCGGCAACCTTCCGGCAGCGGTCAATGAGCAAGCCAACATTGATTTTGGCGCTCTGCAAAAGGCCAGTCTGAATGCGGCTTCTGTCACCGTTTCCGACAAGACCGGCTTTGCACTGGCAACGGCACCACCTACCAAAGAAGATATTGCAGACGCGGTTTGTGATGAGGCAATTGGCACACACGCCGGTTTTCTGGCGAAAGTGAATGCCCTCCCGGCGTCACCCGCTGCGGTCGGGTCTGTGATGACATTGGCGGCGGTTCCGCCAACGAAAGAAGAGATCTCTACAAAAGTTTGGAGCGAGACAACCCGCGCTCTGACTGACAAGGCAGGATTTGCCCCAACCGTGGTACAAATCCGCCAGGAGATCGATTCGAACAGTACACAACTTATCGCGATCGCTGCGTCCGGTTCTGATCCGGTTGGATCAGTGACTTGGACTTATGCAGTCACGAATTCTGTCACGCATGCTGCCATATCAGGAGCCACGGTAGAAGCTTATTCCGACGTGGCATGCACTGTATTAGAAAAAACCGCGATCCCAAACAGCGCAGGCATCGCCACATTCCGCCTAGTGCCAGGAACCTATTACATCTTGGCATTTGCGCCCAACTATGATGAGCCAATCGCAGATGCCGAGGTGGTTACATGAGTGGATCAGGGACGCTAACGCCAATTGCCGCCTCCACCGATTCGTATGTGTCGGTTGCCTCGGCGGGCGCATATTTCTCAGGCGATCCGAGAGCAACTGCATTTCTGGCGCTCGTTTCTGGCATGGCCTGGTATCTGACGAGAGCCACAAAAACAATAGACGCTATGCCATTTGCCGGACTGACATATTACATCTATAATAGAAATACCACAATTGATGCCGATGAGCAGGCACTCGCCTTCCCGCGAGTGATTGACGGCAAGGTGCATGATTGGGATGAGGATACCGGTCTGCCAATTGTGCCACAAAATGTCAAAGATGCCTGCTGTGAAGAGGCAATAGCTCTTTACAAATTCTTCGCGGACTCGGACAACACCGATAGACAAGCCATGAAAGAGCAGGGAGTCCAGATTTACAACCTTGGCGGGGTGTACTCAGAGACATTGGCTGCTTCCAACCCAGAGAAGCACAACGGTCTCCTGAGTTCGGAGGCTTACCGCTTGATGAAAGGCTATTTGGGTGGAGCGGTCGAGCTAACGTTTGGCAGTATTGCATATAGTTCTGATATTTCGACATCTACGAGGTGATTCTAATTGGTGCCAGGGCTGAAAAGTACGGCTTACCGCGTGACAAAATCCAATTGGACTCTTTTTAACGGTCCATCTGCCGCGTCCTTGGTTCTAACGGGCACAAAGCCAACCGGGGCATTTCGATGCAGGATAACGGTATCACCAACCACTGGCCACACGGATTGCGCCGGGGATGCTTTCATAAATTCTGAAAAAGTATCCTTCATCCAGACCGCCGCCAAAAATTCAACCACGAACTTAACCGCCGTCCCGACGGTTACTACATCGGGTCTGGATTGCAATATTCTAATCGAGTGCGTGGATACGGGCGGGCAACCAATCACCTCAGAAGTGCTAACTGCTTTCCTCTGTCGCTGGATGGATAGCACCCAAATGTACCAAAACTCCTCCGGCTCCTGGTCACAATCTTTGGCACAGGTCCTTACTGCCGATGCTCTTTGCGTGGTTGGCGGTGAGATTGAATATCTCACAAATCGGTATGTTATTAAGAAGGTTACAGCATTTAGCAAACTCAGCGGACGCGAATTTCTCAGGCGGTTATACCTATAGAGACATTTCTACAATGCGCGGGCCACTTACGGCCCGCCTTAGAATCCCCTTTCCCGATCTGTCTGGCAAATTGGCGAAAGTCACAAAAGGATAGCAGAGAAGAAAATTACCGGAGAAATAATAATGGCTAATGACATCAAAATCGACTGCCCTGTATGTGAAAACCCAATCACAATCAAGGCGCGAGATATCAAACTCGCTGTTCAGCACAAGAAAGACACGGGCGGCAAGATCCTGATAAGTTGTCCAGAATGTTGCCGTGCCCTGGTACTGCCAGATGGTACCCCAACAGACGGGGCAGAGCTGGAAGAGTGGATCGTGAAGGAGTCCGAAAAACCAGATGATTGTTGTGGCTGCGTGCCTATGCTGGATTCCACCCAGGAACAAATACCTAACGGCTCCTATACAGATCTAGGCGTCACGTTCTATCGTCCCGGATCGGGAGGGAAACCAATGAAAAAGAGATCATATATGATGACTTACGGAATAAATCCCGAATGTCACATGGCTAAGAACCCTGGTATGGGCGGAAAGGCGTTCAAAACCGGGGACTGATCATGGAAAAACAGCTCATCGAGAAGGATGGCAAGCAATACGAAGTGCGATGGACCGATAAGCCGCCCGGTGAGCAGGAGCCGGTTTTTGTGGAGGTAGATCATGCAACTTAGGATACTTCAGGATTTTCATTATGGATCGGTAAGCGATCCACAGAAAGCAATAGCAGGCAACACAATGGAATCGGACACAATGGACGTGACCGCCTGGCAGATTGAGAAATGGATTCGGCTCGGATGGGCGGAGGCGGTGGAATAGATGGCGATCGCAGATTTTGGTGAAGGTTTCTACATTTTCTCAGAGGTGTTGATTGCTTATCTTTTCATAATTATTGCAGCGGCTTGGTCAGGAAATGCATTCATTGCCGATGCTGCCAAAGTGCTTGGTGGTGGAATCGTTGGGTGGGGCGCATTCTGGTTTGCTACCAGAGGCCAGACCTCTGCGCCCTGAGGGTGCACATGTCTGAACCATGTGATCCCGAAGTCCTCCATGCGCGGGTTTCCGTGCTGGAGAGCAATGATAAGCGCCACGATGGTGATATAAGCCAGCTTTGGGGAAAGGTCTCCGCACTTGAAATATGCGCCGCCTCTCTGCCCCGGATAGAGGTCTCGTTAACATCGATCAATGATAAGGTCGATAATTTGACCTCATGCTCTACGAAAGAGGGCGGAAAACGCGAGGGCGAAGCGATTGCTTATCTGAGCATTCGGGAATGGGCGATTGTGGCCATCGCGATTGCGGTCATGTTGCTGGAGCATTTTGTGATAAAATGATCATAGTCACTAACTAAGTGGCGAGGTACATCAAAAAGAGGATCTGTTAGGCTTGTTTGGGCATATCCGGTATTGTGCCGGATAATTCCCTCTCATGCCTGAAATTTGGGTTACTAAATTCACCGTTGAATTTGGCTACCGGCTCCCGGTCCTTTCATGTTTTCAAGTAAAGAGCTAACATTTTGGCATATTGTTCAATGATTTCCGCATTCGCTCGATACTGGATCGGCACTGCCCGATACAGATTTTCTACCTCATCCACCAATAAAACGTAGCCTGTCTTTCGGGTTCCCGGCGAGCGTGATAAAATCGTTCACCGCACCGGGAACATGTATCGTGGTATTCCCCTTGGACTACAATATGCCCGGTCAATCGGCATGTCATGTTCATACTAAATCCTCCGAATAATCTTACCCGCCAATCTACCAACCATCTTCCTGCCTATCCTCTTGCCAATAGCCTTCGGCCCTCTCTGGATGGCGTTAAGGTCGTTAGATATGCGAAGGATTTTGTAGAGCATGGATTTTAGACTCATGCTTTTACCGCCTTCGGGCAATCTTCGCATTGATGCCAGGAGTTGGCCAACTTCTCCAAGTGGCTGCCCACAGACATTACCCACCAGATTTCGTTGCGTTCGCTTTCCGGTTCGCTGAGTAGCTTGGTCAGCTTATTATTCCATTCAATCAATTCGTTCGTATCCATCATTCCTCACCATCCGCCGGGCAATGTCCCTCAAAACTACAATCCTGGCATTCTTGGAAGTTGCTGCCATCCAATTGGCAGCATCCGCCCCGCTCCTCATGATATGTGCCTACATCACGATAGACGGCTCGGTATGGGATGTTATCGATTAGGAATTGATTCATTTCATGATCACATCCGATAGATTAAGATCGCCCATCAAGTGCAATGCAAAGGCACGGGTCGTCTCTGTAATCCGATTTCCATTGATAGCGAACCATTTCTTATCCAATGCATCTCTTGGCCGGAAACCAAAAGCTTTCTCAAAGTCATCTAATGGCATTTTAATAACTTCATCGGGATTCATTCCTAATCACCTCTTCGAATTCGCAAATAGTCTTTCCATCTCATCAATTTCAGCATCTGACAGTTCTTCCCTAGGATCTATGCAATCTGGCAAGCTATCCATCATGTCCTCATAATCATCGCTTTGATTATCGTAGGCGCGTTGCGCCCGATCAAACGATTCATCGAAATTCATTGCTTCTCATCTCCTTTGTAGGCAGCCAACGAATTGAACAATACCTCGATGGCTTGAGTCTTTGTTATGTCCAATCCGTTTCGCTTCTTATAATCCGAGATGACAGAATCTAGCATCTCATCCGCCTCTTTTCCTATCCACCGGTTTGGCATAATGAACAGTATGATCCATACGTTTAAGTAGTTTTCCCTATCGATTTATAGCTTCATAGCAGCCCAAATTATCCCATCTGCCTACAATTATGTCATCTCATGATAGAAATCCCGCCTAGGAGCCCCACATGCTACCCGATCGCCAACTCCACGATATCTTGCAGAAATTTGGCCCTCAGATTACCAAGTATCTGCAAAGCGTGGGTTACTTCGATTTAGAGGGGCCTTATGAACCTATGGATATCATGGACCAGGTGGCTATGAGGAAGTATCTCTTAGCGAGCAAAGCCAAGAATGCTGAAGTCTGGAGCATCTTGGAGAAGTGGCTCTTACCGGAAATGGTAGGCAATGGAGAGAAGTTCATTGCCACCTATGGGCTCAAGAAGCAGGCCATCCCGGTTAGGGAGATCGCGACAGAATACATAGAGAAGAGGGGCGGCGATTTAATTAAGCGCATGGTGCAAACCGACAAGCGCAAACTTACTAATTACATCTGGCAGAACTCCAGCATGAATGAAAGACCACTTGCACGGCAAATCCTGAAGGAGCCTCACCTGGCTGGAATTGTGGACAATTCTGGATTTAGGACCAGAACGATCATAAGGACTGAAAGAGGCCGGGCCATAAGAGGCGGTGCCCATGAATTCGCGGGAAAGGCAGATGCTACAACAGCCACCTGGCATACTGTGGGTGATTCCAGAGTCAGAAAAGCACATCAAGCATTGAACGGCACCAAGATCGAAATGGGCGGCGAATTCGCAAGCAAAGTTAGCAAGACTACCACAATTTATCAGAAATTTCCAGCCGAGAAAGAGGTCAATTGCAGGTGCTGGTTGGAATACGGATTTGATAAAGTCATAGCAGACCACCCACATCCAACGGAGGCGGCATTGGTCGATCTATATGCATGACGATTAATCTCAGAGTAGACATTTCTAGCCTAAAAGCAGAGATCATAGCCGAAATCCAAAAACAGGATGCCCTAGCAGAGAAGGCGGCCAATCAGTTGCTTGTGGAGGGAATTAATGTGGCTCATGCCAATTGCCTAAAGGATACCGGGGCACTGAAAGACAGCATTCCAGCGGCAAGCAGTGTTGCCAGGCTCGGACCATGCCGATATCAGATAACTCTCGCCAACGGCATGGACTACGGAGAGCCACAGGAGTTTGGACCTAAGCAGTCTAAAAAGATTTGGCGGTTCAGGCCACATATTAGGCCAGCGGTGTTTATTATGGAACAAAAATTTGAAGAATGCTGCGAACGTGTCTGGAATGAATAAAAAGATTAAGGTTGGATGTAATTCTTCGTCCCATCCAGGTAGTGTCCCTCGCCATCTGACATGTTCCCGACCCTAACCAGATCACCCATGCCAAGCGAATTGGTCATATCGGCCACTTCGGAGTAATCGAAGGCTCCAATTACCTTGTTTTGACTGCCATTCCAGGCATCCACCACTGGCTGGAAGGCTGACACAGATGGCACAAGATCCTCTTCCATGTAGGCATGAAAGATGGACAGTGATAGGTTGCTATTCGACAGCTCAACGGCACTTGCCATGCCCATGAGGGCGATGGCTACAAGCAATATGTAGACTGTTCTCATTTCAAATCACTCTCTGCAAATCATGACTTCTCGGTTGACTTCAACGATCTCGATGTGATCGGCATCAGCCGAATCATCGAATCCTTCCACGGATACATCGAAATCGGAAGGGCATTTCCGCAATTCTGCAATCAAATTACTAACCTTCATTTCTGATCACTGATTGGTTTCCAATAAGTTATCGTTTCCTTTTCCAGTAACTCTTCAAAGCGAATCAAAATCTTGTTAAGGGCTTCACCTTGATTTCGGAAGCAGTTTGCGTGCTGATAATTCTTTAAGATCTGATGTGCTTCTGGTGACAGATCTTCATTGATCTTTGCCATAACCAGTAATTAGTAATTATTACTATAAGAAGGTTTCCCCATGTCCACAACTTCCGTTGCCCTCGCCAATGCACTCCAGAATTCGGATATAGTTGGTCCGCTGGTGTCTGGTGTCATTTCCGGTAGGAATTTTCAGCTACAGGATAGCCTTCTAGCTACATCCCCATATGCTTGCATCGCGGTGATTGACCTGCCCCAAATAAGGACCTCCTACCTACATGATCCCGGCGGTAAAGTGGCCGGGCAATTGGAAGTTCGCTGCATAAGCAAAGTATCCGAAGCAACAGTAAAAGATCTGGCTGGATATGCAGCAATTATCATTTGGGCTACAATAGGAGCTACCAAAATCTACCAGGTGCCAGATACTTTTGATGATCTGTCTGCATGGATAGAAATTCTAACGGTTGATTACAGGAGCTAAGAAATGGATAAGGTACTTCTCGTTTATCAGGCTTATCAAAATGCAGATCTCCGATTCACAGATCAGCTTTTCCGGTCGCTTTGTGAGCCGCCCGAAGGTATCGGCATAGGCTACAAGGCCACCCAGACCTCATGCATCGACGTGGGACTTTGCATTAACGCAATGCAGTTCTTGGAAAGCGATTTCGATTTTCTGTTATCAATGGACTATGACATTTTTCTAAATCCCTGGCAAAATCCTAATTACAAGATGGGGAGCGATATCAAGCGAATTGTGGAATCTGTCAAAGAGACGGGCGGCCTGGTCGCAGGCCCATACCTCAAGAGAGGGCGAGAGGATCAGTTATGCGTGGTCCCATTGGAAGAGGGGGAGATCCTGATAGGTCCAGGCGGCGGGCTCAAAGAGGTCCGATATGTCCCAACCGGATTCACTTGCATAAGTCGCAAATTGCTTCAAGATATGGCAGATAGCTTGCCGCTGGTATGGTTCGATGATGTTACTCAGATACGGCCCTTCTTCATGCCCATGATTCATGACAATGATGGCAGGTTAGAATATCTAACGATTGACTTCGCATTCAGCCAACGGGCCAGAGACATTGGCTATAAGGTATATCTGGATACCAGAATAATATTGGGCCACATGGGGCAAAAGATGTATGCGCCGCACTGTCAATGACCGTCTATAGCGCGAGACTTGAAAAGAATTATGACCATTTAAGTACTTAAAGAGGTTAAATATGGTAGTATCAGCAACTTTAGGCAAAGATGCGATCTTCAAGGTCGCGACAACCGGCACTGCAACCACCGAGTGCATAGGTACCGAAAATCTGAAAGTCACCTACAATTGGGAAACGGTCAAGAAGATGTTCCTGAATACATCTGCGAAGACCACCATCCCGACTGTGAGCGATTTCAGCATCACCGGACAGATCACATTGGATTCTGCGGATGACCCTGGCCAGGCGATCATCAAGACAGCCGCAAAAAACGCCAGCAACATTGCGTTTATGATCTATCCCGGTACCGCTACTGCCACCACAACCACCTACATGTGCGCTGCTGGAATTGTAACCAAGTACGAACCATCTGTAGATCCCCTTCAGCCCAACACCGTGTCTTTTACCATTGAGCCCAACGGTATATCTCTGACTTTACCGGCTTAGGAGATGGTCAAAGATGACCACTCCTACTATTATACAGGGCCGATTGGGGGCTATATATCTGGCGTCGGGTGCGTCTGCGTCTGCTACGAACAAAGCGATGGCAGAAGTCGACCTTTCGGCTGATCCCTCCGAGATCAGGCCTCGATATTCGGTATATGAGGTAGCTGATGCAGCATTCCGCAACTTGGATGATGCTGTAACGCCAGTTTTCCAATACAAGATAGGCGGTACTGGCTCATGGCTCAGCATTCCAGGAACGGTTCGGGTAGAGCCCCAGGATTGCCGAATATTCCTAGGGACGCCAATAGCATCTGCCGATACCGTCCAGATGACCAGCGCCAACGTCATAACACCGAACATGGTTCAGGGGGTCGAAAACTGGAAACTATCTCTGACTCCCGATGTAGAGAAGAAGATGTTCCTCAGGGACACGGCCAAGCGGTCCATACCGAAAACCAAAGACTGGAGCGCGTCTGCGAAGCTGACAATATGCAATACATGTGCTCAATTGACCACCGCGCTGGGAACCAACAAAGACATCACTTTCACTCATGTTCCGGGCGGCCTGGTGGGCAATGATATCAGTATCGAATATCTTACACCATCGGGCAGCACCCTCAGCATAACGGTAACCGGGAATGCCATAGTAGTGCAACCTGGAACGGCATCTACCGCATTGCAATTGGTCAACCTATGGAACAAGACCATGCCATGCATCCAGGATCTTGGCGTGAGGGCCGATCTGAAGGCAGGTGAAACAGGCGTGGGTACCTTAGACGTGGTAGCGCACACCCATCTATCAGGCGGGCTCAACCCCATCAACTACACTGAGATAAATGGCGTGGGCCATAATGTGACCGCCGTATGCATTTTGTATCAGAATCTAGACAGTGATGCCAGGTGGGTAGGATACTGCACTATCCCGAAAGCGGATATTGACATCACCGGCGATGGAATCAATGGACTAAACATCTCATTCGAAACCAGAGGCGGTCAAAACGGCGAGATCGTGGAGCGATCTTCGTGAGCCACTAATGTGAGCATTGCCAGGCCTGGTATGGTGACGATGGCAAGAAGGTAGATGGGCCGGAAGAGGCAAACGAACCCGTTATCTCCACTCCGAAAAAACGTAAGTATAGCTAGAAACCAACCGGCCAAAGCATAGGCAGCGCACCCGAAAAGGCAGTCCTGGGCCCTGGCTTTGGCTTTTAATTTCAGGAAATATTTTGCAGGAGAAATATATATGGTAAATAAAAAGAATAATCCCGAAAAGGGCCTAAGAACCGTAACGATAGAATTCTCTGGCAAGACTAGGCAACTTCACTTCGGACATAAAGCCATAGGCAAATTCGAAGAAGATGCTAATATCATCTTACGAAGCATGCAAGTTATCGAACCCGGAAACATGCTTTTCGCGGATCGCATAATGGATGGCTGGCTAGGCAATGCCCGAATATTCAGCCAAGCACTTTACTATGGCTTGAAACATGAAGACAAAGATCTTTCGCTTGACATCATAGATGCGGCAATCGATTCATTCATTGAAGCAGGCGGCCAAAAGCAAGATCTGGTAAGGGCTATAATTACTGCATATCGTTATGCTACAAACCCTTCTACTGTTGCTTCTCTCCAGAGGAGCTGGCAGATCTCCAACGACAGGCAAGCGATCCTAACGGCGAGCGAGAACGAATACATGGACACGGTGGAGAAGGCTATACAAGATGCGAAGGCCAAGAAGACAGATGGCTTACCTTCGAGCGACTCGCCAAGCTAGAACTTGGTCTTAATCTTTCTGAACTAGAAAGATGTACAGATAATGATATTTTAGAAGCTATTTACTTTCATCGCCAAACTCTGAAATCAAAGGAAAACGACCTAAAAAGGCAGGCCTGGTACAGCTTCCAAGCCATGATGAATCGGCCACTGTTTGGTTATGAACACAAATTCAGGACTTTTGAAGAGATCTTTCCAGAAACTATGCCACCAACGCCAAAGACCGATCCCGCGATAACCGTCAAAATTTGTAGAGCCCACGGACTGAATTTATTGGAGGAACCCAAAGATGCCTAATTTTGCCATGTCGGGAACGGCTGATTTTTCAGCCATCGAAAGCAAACTGCACGCATTGCAGAGTCAGATCAATACTCTAAAGGTGCCTCCGATATCGGTCCCTAATCCGAACTTTGGAAGCTTCTTCGCGGCATGCGATGCGGCGGAAAAGAAAGCCACCATCAATGTCAAATCTGTCATCGAGGCTCCTACCACAGTGGGTGGTGGCTTCAGCAACTTCCTCAATGCCGAAAAAGGCAAGTTCGCTAATGTGGGCAAAGAGATGGGGCGGTCTCTGCAAATGGGCATGACTCAGCAATTTGGTGTCATGGGCGGCATGGCATCATCTGTTGCCGGTACGTTGGGGCCAATCGGCATGGTGGCGGGCGCTGGTGTCGTTGCATTGGGTGCTCTCGGTGCTGCCTCCACACAAGCCGTTATGAAATGGGAGGACATGAAGACCTCCATTGGTCGCACAACTGGTCTGGACGGCAGCAACCTGCAAGATCTCATGGACCAACTTCAGGGTCTGCGAATGGA